GCCCAATTGTTGCAGTTTGCCGTCTTTCAAATTAAGCACCCAGTAATCACCGCGGGTATCATACTCACGCGCGAAACGCCGAGGGTTTTGAATGGGGGGTATCCTGAAAACGGGAAAAACGGGCAAATAGACGAAGGAGGGTATTATGGGGTATGTCTGTCCGCCCTATATACAAATAAAAAAAGAAGAAGAATTTTCCCCTATGGTGTTGTCCGCCGGTGGTGTGTATTTTTACATGTTTGTTGTCCGCGTTGTCCGCCTTGTCCGCCTCGTCCGCCTCGTCCGCCTTGTCCGCCTATGGGCGTTTTTGATATATATATGGGCAATACCGCCTTAGGCGGACAACAGCGGACAACAGGTATGGGGGTGGGCGAATTTGTTGTCCGCCCTGAAAAGCCCGATATATCAAGGGTTTCAGGGCTTGGCGGACAAGGCGGACAAGGCGGACAACAGGGTGGTCAAATTCGTGTTCTTATCCGCCGAAAAAGGGGTTAGGCGGACAACAACCCATTTGGCGGACAACAAATTTTCGCGAGAATTTGTTGTCCGCCTGTTGTCCGCCAGAGGCATTTGTTGTCCGCCTGAAAGATTTTCTTGGGGCTGTACGTGTACTTTTCAGCTGAATGGTATACGCTTTCGATATGAAGGGGTGATGTCTGTGAACGAGAAGAAACCGCCGCTGGAAAAGACTGTTGTCAACCAGATTCGCGCTGCTTTGAAGGACGCGGGCGTGAAATGGCTGATGAAAACCCACGGCAGTCCCTATCAGCAGTCCGGCGTTCCCGACCTGCTGTGCATCGCGCCGGGAAGCGGCCGACTGGTCGGCATCGAGGTCAAACGTCCGAACGGCACATGGAAGGTGACGGAGCTACAGAAGCAGCAGATTGCGCTGATCCGGGAAGCCGGAGGCGTGGCAGGTGTTGCGACCTGCGTAGAGGAAGCGCTTGCGCTATTGGAGGAAGGAGAGAAAACGAATGAAAGCCATTGATTTTCTGAACCGTGCATACCATCTCGACCAGCAGATTGCCTGCAAGCTGGAGCAGGTGTCGCGCTTGCGTTCGCTGACACAAAAAGTGACTGCTTCCTACGGAGATGGTAGCAGTTCGCACGCACACAACAATTCCTCTATGGAGGATGCTATTGTTCGACTTGTGGATGCCGAAGACGAGCTTGCTACTCAGGTCATCGAACTTGTAGATGTGCGCATGGAAATCGCAAAGCTCATTGACCGTGTGCCTGACGCTCTGTATAAGCTGGTGCTGGAAAAGCGCTATCTCTGCTTCATGACGTGGGAGCGCATTGCAGCGGATATGAATTGGACTTACCGCTGGACACTCAGTGTGCATGGTAAGGCTCTGCGTGAGGTGGAGAAATTGCTCGAAGCTGACGAGGCGGGAAAATAATCTTGTGCAGTTCATATGAGTTCATATGAAATCACTATTGTTCATGTTTGCTCTGTGATACACTTATAATGCCTGACAAGGCAATCATACGAATCAGTTTTGTGGTTGAATCCAGTTTGACCCGCGCCCCGACACCTGTGCCGGAGTGGCGTGCCACGCTGGATGGGACAGGTGCGGTTATATGCGGCGGTTTTCATCCTTTCCCGCCGCGACAGAAAATCGGTGGGGATTCGCACCTTTATCGGGGAACGTGAGCAGGACACGTTCCCTTTTTCAATTCGGCGGGCAATTGCCCGCTTTTCTGTTGCACGACGGGAGGTGAAGCAAAGTGTATCGCATGACGGTTGAGTATCTGCCCGTTGACGCGGTCAAGCCCTATGCGGGGAATCCGCGCCAAAATAAGCGGGCGGTGGCGGGCGTCGCAGAATCCATCCGGCGCTACGGCTTTGTGAACCCCATCGTCATCGACGACGGCGGCGAGATTATCTGCGGTCACACGCGACTGCTCGCCGCGCAGAAGCTCCATATGAGCGAGGTCCCCTGCATCCGCGCCTCCGGCCTGACGGAGGATGAGATTCGAGCCTACCGCCTTGCAGATAACAAAGTGGCGGAAAAGGCCACATGGGACGAGGAGAAGCTGAACGTCGAGCTGGGCGGCATCCGTGAGGACATGCTGGTTTTCGGCTTCGAGCAGCCGCAGACCGAGGGCGTTTATCAGGACGCCTATGACCGGGGCTGGAAATACGACCCCGCGCCCAAGGCGGGACAGCTCTATCTGCTGGGGCGGCATCGTCTGTATGTCGGCGAACCGACCCCGGAGGCGCTGGACGCGCTCATGGGCGGCCGCAAGGCGGATATGCTCATCGGCAAACCCTCCGGCATCGACCGGGCGCTGCTGACCAGTGAGCTGTTCGGCGTTTCCGAACACCTGAAGGGCGGCGCTTCCTTCTATCTGTGGCACGAGGACGCGGATGGCATGAACGTGCGCGGCGCGTGTCGGGACGCGGGGCTGACGGTGCGGCAGTGCCTTTTGTGGGACTGTGAGCAGTCCACGGCGCTGCTGCCGCAGGACGGCTACACCTCCGTCCACAAGGTCGGGCTGTATGGCTGGACGGACGGTTCTCCACATCTGTGGACGAGCAACCGCCGCCAGACCACGGTACTGACCTATGAAGCCCCGACGGACGGCGAGAGCCTGTCCGTGCCGCTGACCTCCTATTGCATGGAGAACAACACCCGCGGCATGGACGCGGTGCTCGACCCTTGGTGCGCCTGCGGGACGACGCTGATTGCGGCGGAGCAGAACGGGCGCATCGGATACGCCGTCTGCCCGGAAGCGCGCGCCGAGGCGATTCTCGCCCGGTTTGTCCGCCTGACGCGGGATGCTTCCCTTGTGAGGTGCGCCGAATGAGAATCAACATCGAATACCGCAGGCTGAACAGCCTGCACCCCTACGAGAACAATCCGCGCGACAACGAAGCCGCCGTCAGCGGCGTGGCTGCGTCCATTCGGCGATTCGGCTTTCGGTCGCCCATCCTCATTGACCGGGACGGCGTCATCGTCTGCGGGCATACCCGCTACCTTGCGGCGCAGTCGCTTGGTCTGACCGAGGTTCCCTGCGTTCAGCTGTCCGACCTGACCGAGGAACAGGTGAAGGCGTTCCGCCTTGCGGACAACAAGGTTGCGGAGAAGGCCACATGGGACGAGGACTTGCTGTTCGAGGAGCTGTCCGCCATCGAAATGGACATGACGGTATTCGGCTTCGAGACCCCGACCGTCAAGGAGGACAATTTCTCCGAGCCGCCGCCGAAGAAGCCCGTTTCCCAGCGCGGCGACGTGTGGCTGCTGGGTCGGCATCGCCTCATGGTTGGCGATTCCACCGACGCGCGGGACGTGCGCACCCTCATGGACGGTGCGCTTGCGGACGCGCTGGTCACCGACCCGCCGTACAACGTGGACTACGAGGGCGGCACGGGCAAGAAAATCATGAACGACGCCATGCCGGACGAGAGGTTCCGCGCGTTCCTGACGGACGCTTTCGTCGCGGCGGACGCGGTGATGAAGCCCGGCGCGGTGTTTTACATCTGGCACGCAGACAGCGAAGGGTTCAATTTCCGCGAAGCGTGCCGGGCGGCGGGCTGGACGGTGCGCCAGTGCCTTGCGTGGGTGAAAAACGCGCCCGTGCTGGGGCGGCAGGACTACCAGTGGAAGCACGAGCCGTGTCTTTTCGGCTGGAAGAACGGCGCGCAGCCCTTGTGGGTGTCGGATGGTTCTGTGCCCACGACACTGCTGCACTTCAAAAAGCCCGCCCGAAGCGCCGACCACCCGACGATGAAGCCGGTGCTGCTGTTCGACAAGCTCATCCAGACCAACACCCGGATGGGCGACATTGTGCTGGACACGTTCGGCGGCAGCGGAACGACGCTGATTGCGGCGGAGCAGAACGGACGCATCGGATATACGATGGAGCTTGACCCCGGCTACGCCGACGTCATTGTTCGGCGCTACACGGAGCTGGTCGGCACGGACGCGGAGGTTTTCCTGCTGCGCGACGGCCAGCGTATCCGAAGACGTGAATTGGAGGCGCACTCAGATGGATGACCGCCGATTGAACGTTTTTTTGCACAGGCTGCGCGGTTGCGCGCGGCTGCTTCCCCGGCAGATGGTTCAAACGCTGCGCGGTCAGGCACTCGCCGGGGACATTACCGGCGCGGAGCGGGGCTTGGAGAGAATCCTGCACCGCATGGAGACAATTGCCCGCGCCGAAACGACCTGACGGCCATGAACACGCCTGTGCCGTCAGAGGTGGAGGTGTGATATGGGACTGAGAGGCCCTGCGCCGAAGCCGACGGCACTGAAGCTGCTGGAAGGCAATCCAGGCAAGCAGAAGCTGAACAAGAACGAGCCGATGCCCAAGGTCCCGGACGTCATTCCGAAGCCGCCGAAGCGGCTGCTCCCGGAGGCGAAAAAGGAATGGAAGCGGCTTGCTCCCGCGATGGTTGCGCTGGGACTGCTGACGGAGGTGGATACGTCCGCCTTTGCGGAGCTTTGCCAGAACTACGCCTATTACCTCGCGGCGGACGCGGAAATTCTGTCGCTGGGCGCGAAAGGCCCGATTGCCATGCAGAAAACGCCATCCGGCTACACACAGCAGCACCCGCTGCTGTCGCTGCGCAAACAGTACTATGAAACTTGGCGGAAAGGACTTGCCGACTTCGGTCTGACCCCGGCCAGCCGTGCGCGGCTGGCGCTGGGTGACGAGAGCGCATCCAGCAATCCTGCCGCAAACCTGAACGACCCAATGGAGCGCCTGCTGGCGGGAGGTTGGTAAGATGTTCGATTCGCGGAGAGCGCAGCGCGTGATTCAGTTCGTGGAGAATCTGAAGCACACGAAGGGCGAGTTCCACGGGAAGAACTTCGCCCTGCTGCCGTGGCAGGAGAAAATCATCAGCGACGTGTTCGGCACGGTGCGGGATGACCGCCCGGACGTGCGGCAGTATACGTCGGCATACATCGAAATACCCAAGAAGCAGGGTAAATCCGAGCTGGGCGCGGCGCTGGCGCTGAACATGCTGGTGAACGACGATGAGTGGAAGGCGGAGGTCTACTCCTGCGCCTCCGACCGCCAGCAGGCCAGCATCGTGTTCGACGTGGCCGCCGATATGGTGCGGCAGTCGCCCGCGCTCATGAAGCGCATCAAAATCGTGCCGTCCACAAAGCGCATGGTGTATCTGCCCACCGGCAGCATCTATCAGGTGCTGTCCAGCGACGTCGCCACCAAGCACGGCCTGAACGTCAGCGCGTGCATCTTCGACGAGCTGCACACGCAGCCCACCCGCGCACTGTACGACGTCATGACACAGGGCTCCGGCGACGCCCGAAAGCAGCCGCTGTGGTTCTTCCTGACCACTGCCGGGACGGATCGAAACTCCATCTGCTGGGAGGTTCACCAGAAAGCCCTTGACCTCATCGAGGGGCGGAAATCCGACCCGCGCTTTTATCCGGTCATCTACGGGCTGAAGGACGACGAGGACTGGCACAAGGAGGAGAACTGGTACAAGGCGAACCCGTCTCTGGGCTACACCATCGACATCGAGAAGGTGCGGGACGCCTACCACAAGGCGCTGGAAACGCCCGCGGACGAGGCCATGTTCCGCCAGCTCCGCCTGAACCAGTGGGTCACGTCCTCCGTGCTGTGGATGCCAATGGACAAGTGGGACATGAATGGCGGCGACGTAGACCCGGACGAATTGAAGGGGCGCGAGTGCTACGGCGGTCTGGACCTGTCCAGCACGTCCGACCTGACCACGCTGGTGCTGGTGTTCCCGCCGCGCAATGAGGACGAGAAGTACATCGTGCTCCCGTTCTTCTGGCTGCCGGAGGAAACGCTTCAGCTGCGCGTGCGGCGCGACCATGTGCTGTACGACAAGTGGAAGGCCGAGGGCAAGCTCATGACCACAGAGGGGAACGTCGTGCATTACGGCTTCATCGAACAGTTCATCTGCGACCTGCCCTATGACATCCATGAGATCGCCTATGACCGATGGAACGCCAGCATGATGGTGCAGAACCTCGAAATGGACGGGTTCAACATGGTTCCCTTCGGGCAGGGGTTCCGCGATATGTCGCCGCCCAGCAAGGAACTGATGCGCCTTGTGCTGGAGGGACGGCTGAACCACGGGAATCACCCGGTGCTGCGCTGGAACGTGAACAACGCCTACGTGCGCACCGACCCCGCGGGAAACATCAAAATCGACAAGCAGCGCTCCACCGAGAAGGTGGACGGCGCGGTGGCGCTGGTCATGGCGCTGGACCGCGCAACCAAGCAGGGCGGCGGCTCTGTGTACGATGACCGAGGAATTATTACGCTCTGACGGGAGGAATGGACATGCCGAGAAAGCCATCGCGCCCCTGCCGGTATCCCGGCTGCCCGAATTTCTGCGAGCCGGGCGCGGTGTACTGCCCGGAGCACATGAAGGACGGCAGCGTCAACCTCCGGGAGAAATGGCGCGGCAGCGCGGCTTCGCGGGGATACGATTCCCGGTGGCGCAGGGCGCGCAGGGCGTTCTTGCAGGCGCATCCGCTGTGCGCGGAATGTCTGCGGAACGGGCGCTATACCGCCGCGACGGTGGTTGACCACATCATTCCGCACAGGGGCGATATGAGCCTTTTCTGGGACGAGCGAAACTGGCAGAGCCTGTGCCGGGACTGCCACGACGAAAAGACCGGCAGCGGTCTGTAATGTGAGGTGACACGATGATGAACCCCTTTGCAAAGCTGTTCCGGGCGCGTGACAAGCCGCGGGACGCGGTGAGCGACGCGCCCAGCGTATTCTTCGGGTCGAGCGGCGCGGGCAAGAGCGTCACACCCACGTCGGCGATGCGCCTGAGCGCCGTGTACGCCTGTGTGCGCGTCATCGCCGAGACCATCGCCAGCCTGCCCCTGAACGTGTACGAAATCACGCCGGACGGCAGCCGCAAGGCGACGGATCACCCGCTGTACCGGCTGCTCCACGACGAGCCGAACGGCGAGATGACCAGTTTTGTCTGGCGCGAGACGATGCTCACGCACCTGCTTTTGTGGGGCAATTCCTACACGCAGGTCATCCGCAGCGGGCGAAACGGCGTATTGAGCCTGTATCCGCTGCTGCCGGACAAGATGGACGTAGACCGCGACAGCGCCGGGAACCTGACCTATGAGTACACCGCGACGGGCGGGCAGACCTACTCGCTCACGCCCGTGTACGACGTGCTGCACATCCCCGGTCTGGGCTTTGACGGCGTGGTGGGCTACAGCCCCATCGCGTTCGAGAAGAACGCCGTCGGTCTTGGGCTGGCGACGGAGGAGTACGGCTCGAAGTTCTTCTCCAACGGCGCGACGCCCTCCGGCGTGCTGAAGCACCCGAATCACGTCAAGGAACCGGCGAAGCTGCGCGAGAGCTGGTACGCCGCCTACGGCGGTTCCGCCAACGCGGGCAAGGTCGCCGTTCTGGAAGAGGGAATGGACTATCAGGCCATTTCCGTGCCGAACAGCGACGCGCAGTACCTCGAAACGCGGAAGTTCCAGCTCAACGAAATCTGCCGGATTTTCCGCGTCCCGCCGCACATGGTGGGCGACTTGGAGCACGCGACGTTCTCGAACATCGAGCATCAGTCCATTTCGTTCGCGGTTCACACCATCCGCCCGTGGCTGGTTCGCATTGAACAGGCGCTCAATCGCGGCCTTTTCTCCGAGAAAGAGAAGGGTCGCTTTTATGTGCAGTTCAACATGGAGGGGCTGATGCGCGGCGACTACAAGAGCCGCATGGACGGCTACGCGGTCGCCCGTCAGAACGGCTGGATGTCGGCTAACGACATCCGGGCGCTGGAAAACATGAACCCCATCCCGGTGGATCAGGGCGGCGACGACTACCTGATTAACGGCAACATGATCAGCATTAAGCAGGCAGCCAGCGCGGGTGCGCCCAATGCGGACACGTCCGGCGCAGCGAAGCAGGACGCGGCATCCGCAGCGCCGGAGAAACCGGCGAAGAATCGAACGAAACGGAGGGACAGCCCTTGAGAGAAGTCCAGCTGAACGGCTTTATTGAGGAAGAGGCGTGGCACGACGACGACATCTCGCCGGACACGCTCCATGACGCGCTGTACGCCGAGGACGCAGACCCGAACGAGGATGTGACCATCGTGCTGAACAGCTACGGCGGCGTGTGCAACGCGGCGACGCGCATGTACGACGCCATCAAAGCCTACCCCGGCAAGGTGAACATCCTGATTTCCGGCACGGCGGCTTCCGCCGCGACGGTCGTGGCCATGGCCGCCGACCATCTGAGCATGACGCCCGGCAGCATTTTCATGATTCACGATCCAAGCACGGCCTGCTGGGGGGATATCGCGGATTTTGAGGAGACACTCAACAGCCTGCGTGCGACAAAGAAATCCATTCTGAATCTGTACGGGCAGCGCTGCTCCAAGGAGCGCGCCGAGCTTTCGCAGATGATGACGGATACCTGCTGGATGGATGCGAACACCGCGCTGGAGAACGGCTTTGTGGACGAAATCGCCGAAAAGCCGCCCACCGGCATTGAAAACGCTGCCTTTGAGCGGCGGGTATCGCTGGAGGACGCGAAGGCGAAGTACGACGCATGGCGCTCCCGGACGCGCTTCCCCAAGCGGAAGGACGCGGCGAAAGCGCCGGAAAAGCCGCCGGAAGAGCCGGAGAATCAGCCCGAAACCCCGAAAAACCCCGACAATCGTGTGAAAGCGTCGGACCGCATGAAGCGGCTGGCGCTTTTGAAGTAAGAAGGAGGAAAACGATATGAGCATGACGCAGATCATTGCCCTGCGCGAAAAGCGCGCGCAGAAGTGGGACGCCGCCAAGGCGTTTCTGAACGCCAAGACCGGCGCGGACGGCACGATGGCCGCCGAGGACGCCGCCGCCTACGACCGCATGGAGGCGGAAGTGGTGAATCTGGGCGAAGAGATCGCCCGTCTGGAGCGCCAGCAGAATCTGGACGAGCAGCTGAACCAGCCTACCCGCGACGCGCTGCACGGCGCGAAGCCCGGCCAGACCGAAGAGGAGCAGAAGCGCCCCCGCGCCACCGACGCCTACCGCAGCGCGTTCTGGACGAACCTGCGCAACAAGTCCATCAAACACGAGGTGTACGACGCGCTTCAGGTGGGTCAGGACAGCGAGGGCGGCTATCTGGCTCCCGACGAGTACCAGAAGACCCTGATCGACGCGCTGCAGGATCAGAACATCTTCCGCCCGCTGGCGAACGTCATCCAGACCGAATCCGGTGAGCGCAAAATTCCCGTGGTCGCCTCTCACGGCACCGCGAGCTGGATGGACGAGGAAGCCGCCTACACCGAGAGCGACGAGGCGTTCGGGCAGGTGTCCATCGGCGCGTACAAGCTGGGCACCATGATTAAGGTGTCCGAGGAGCTGCTGCGCGACAGCGTGTTTGACCTGCCCAGCTACATCGCGAAGGAATTTGCCCGCCGCATCGGCGCGGCCGAGGAAGAGGCGTTCCTGACCGGCAACGGCAAGGGCAAGCCCACCGGCCTGCTGAACGCCACCGGCGGCGCGCAGACGGGCGTAACCGCCGCGGCGCAGGACGCCATCACCTTTGATGAGGTCATGGATCTGTTCTACGCCCTGCGCGCACCCTACCGCAAGAACGCGGTGTTCATCACCAATGACGCGACGGTGAAGGCGCTGCGCAAGCTGAAAAACGGCAACGGCGACTACATCTGGCAGCCCTCTATCAAGGCGGGCACGCCGGACACCATCCTGAACCGCCCGGTGTACACCTCGGTGTACATGCCGCAGATGGCCAAGGGCAAGAAGGCAATGCTCTTCGGCGACATGTCCTACTACTGGATCGCCGACCGTCAGGGCCGCTCCTTCAAGCGCCTGAACGAGCTGTTCGCGGCCACGGGTCAGGTGGGCTTCCTCGCGTCCGAGCGCGTGGACGGCAAGCTGATCCTGTCGGAAGCCATCAAGGTGCTGGCCATGCAGAACTCCTGATAACCCACGGGAGACGGCTCAACGCGGGCCGTCTCCCCGCTATATGGAGGTGAAACGCGATGAATGACCATAATTGCAAGAACTACTTCACCGGCGGCGGCGACACGCTGGTCATCGGCGGCGCGCTGAAGGTGGAGACGGGCGCGACGGTGGAAGGTCTGAACGGCTCCGGCGCAGGCGCGTCCGCCAAGGTCACGGCGGCGGCGCTGACTGCGGATGCTTCCGGGAAAATCACCGGCGGCACGCTGACCCTTGCGGACGGCACGTCCGTCCCCATCACGGTCACGACGGCGGAAGCCTGAGGCGGTGACGCATCATGGCCGCAATCGTCACCCTCGAAGAGATGAAGGAGCGCCTCAAAGTCCAGTACGATGAGGAGGACGCGCTCATCGAATCGCTGATTGCACAGGCGCAGGCGGCTGCGGAGGACTTCTGCCGGGTGGAGTTCGGCGAGGACAACGCCCCGGAGCCGGTGCGGCTGGCGATTATGCTGCTGGTGGGCTACTACTTCCAAAACCGCGACGTGACCGACAAGCAGGTGTGGCTCGCCAACAAAATGGCGTTTGAGAATCTGCTGTATCCCCATCGGGACGTGTCGAAGATGTTCTAAGGAGGCGGTTGTTTGCGAGGCTACAAAACCTTTGAAGGCGACCCGCATCCGGGCGACCTGAAACACCTCATTGAGATTGGATACACGGAGAACCGCGTCAACGAGAACGGCTACCCGGTGGAGGACGACATGGTTCTCTATCGGGTCTGGGCGTCCGCGACGGACGCTGGCAACCAGCACTACCGCGCCGCCGACGTGATGAACACCGAGATGGTGGTGAACTTCACCATCCGCTATCGGGAGGGCATCGCGCCGGGCATGTGGGTGAAGTTTCGGGGCAAAAAGTGGATTATCTCCACGCTGGGCGAGTACCAGTTCGAGCACACATGGCTCGGCCTGAAGGCGTCCCTGTGCGAGGGGGTGTCCGGGTGAAGCGCGTACAGAAGGCGCTTTCGGCCATCGGCATTCCCGTCATGGCGGGCGTGTGGCGGTCGGACAGCATCACGCAGACGTCGCCGGAGCAGTACGTCGTCTACTCCACCACCATGTCGGAATACGCCCATGAGGACGATACCGCGACCTGCCGCAGGACGTATGTGTACATGAACCTGTGGAGCAACACCGACCCGACGGACATGGCGGATACCATCCGTCAGGCGATGTACGACGCGGACTTCTATCTTGTGGAGGAAACCGACCGCGGGTACAATCAGCCCGCCTACGACACCGCAACCCGCACCTACACGGTGTTCTGGACGTGGGTCTGCTACGACGAGGTGCAGCCATGCCCATGAACATCGACGGGTTCCAAGACCTGATTGCCGACATTCACGCGATGGCGGAGAAAATCGACGCGGACGGCGCGGGCGCGGGCACGGCGGCGCACATCCTCGAAGACGCCGCGAAGCCCATCCACGACCAGATGGTTGTGAACGCCGGAACGGAGATTCACGCCCGGTCGGGCGACCTGCGCCGGGCGCTGAAAATCGGCAATGTGAAATCCAGCCGCAAGCGCGGCAAGTACATCACCATCGGCGTGCATCGGAAGGACTGGAACCACGAGGACTACTACCCCGCTTATGTGGAGTACGGTCACGGCGGCCCCGCTCCCGCTCCGCCGCACCCATACATCCGTCCCGCCTACGACACCCAGTCGGACAAATCCTACGAGATCATCCGCTCCGGGCTGCGGGACGCTATCGACAAACTGTAAGGAGGCATGAATCATGGCAACTCCCACCGCTTCCCCGAAGGTAGCCTCTACCATCGGCATGAAGAACGTGGTCATCGCGCCGCTGACGAAGGACGACGACACCGGCGTAACCTACGGCGACCTTCAGCTGGTTGCGGGCGCGATTGAAGCGTCCATCACGCCGGAAAACGCAGACCCGGACATCCAGTACGCGGATGACGTGGAATTCGATACCGTCAACCCCGACCCGGAGCTGACGTTCAAGACCAAGATGGCGGACGTTCCGCTGGCTATTCAGGAAATGATTTTTGGCAACAAACTGGACACCAACGGCGTTCTGGTTCGGTCTGCCAACGACAAGCCCGGCTATTTCGCCTTCGGCTTCAAGTCCGAAAAGGCCGACCACACCTTCCGCTATGTGTGGCTGCTGAAGGTTCGCGCCAAGCCGCTGACCGAGAACTACGCCACCAAGGAGGGCAGCACCATCAACCGGCAGACGCCGGAGGTGGAATGGACGGCCATCAAGCGCACCCACGACGGCCAGTACCAGTATGTGGCCGACGAAGGTCAGAACAGCTTCACCACCGAAAAGGCGGCCACGTTCCTTGAGAGCGTCTACACGCCCACGCTGACCGCTGGCGACGGCGGCTGATTCACGCACGGCCGGGAGCAATCCCGGCCCTTTCCTCAAAGCCGCCGAAGACGTCCGGCGGTTTCGAGGAAAGGCAGACTGTGCCTTCACAAAACTGCTGATTGAGAAAGGATTGATCCCATGATTACCTGTACGCTGGGCGAGAAGAAGTATTCCGTGGACTTTGTGACCGGGCGCGTGCTGCGCGAGATTGAACCGGCGACGAAGATGTACGGCCGTGTGAGCCGCATTGCGCTGATGGTGGAAAAGGGCGAGGAAGTCCCGAAGGAGGAGCAGGTGTCCGTGGCGGATGCGCTGGACGTGATGGCGAAGTGGTTCTGCCTGCTGTTCGGCAATCAGTTCACCGTGGACGACCTGTACGACGGATACCCCGCCGACCGGCTGATGAACGACATCGCGCTGGCGCTGATGGCGGTGCAGTCGAACCTGACCGAGGTGCTGTCCGAGTTCCCTACGAAGCCGGCAGCGACGGAGACGACGGAGACGACGGAGACGACGGAAAGCTGACGCTGCCGGAGTACATCTACAAGACCTACAACAATCTTCTGGAGGGCGGCTGGCGCATGGACGAGATTGACCGCATGGATATGCCGGGATTCCTCAAAATCCGCGCATGGAACGCCTGCTATGAGAAGAAGAAAAAGGAACCGAAGCCGCGCTACATCGACGAGGTGTGGCCGAATCTGAAGCCGGGCGGCTGACAATACGGGAGGTGGTAAGGCATGGCTGAAACGCTCCGCGACCTTGTGGTTTCGCTGTCCCTGCAAACGGACAACTTCACGCGGAACATCAAGACCGTCAATACCCACATCAAGGAAGCGGAGAGCGCCTTTAAGCTGGCCGCCTCCGGGGTCACAAATTTTGAGCAGACGACCGGTGGGCTGGCGGCAAAGCAAACCACGCTGACACGCCAGTTGAACCTTCAGAAGGTCGCCGTGGACCAGTACCAGAAGGCGCTGGAAGCGGCGAAGAAGAAGCTGGCGGAGTGTCAGGCGAATCAGGCGACCTTTGAAGCGAAACTTGCATCCGCGAAGGGCGCGGGACAGTCTGCCGCTGCGCTGAAGAAGCTGGAGGGGCAGGTCACAGCGACGAAAAAGGCGACGCAGAACGCAGCGGACGCCGTTTCATCCACATCCACCAAGCTGAATAACGCGCAGGCGGCGGTGCGGAACACGCAGGCGGCGCTTAACGCCTGCAACGGCTCCATCGCCTCCATGCGTTCGGGCTGGGCGCAATCCGCGCAGGTGCTGGAACGCAACCAGAGCACCATCGCCATGCTGGGGCTGCGGATGCGCACGGTGCAGAGCGAGTTCACGCTGGCGACCGCGGGCATCAAGAACACCTCCGAAAGCACGACCGCGCTGACGGCGAAGCTGAAGATGCTCGACAGCGAGCTGAACATTCAGCAGGCCGCCATCCGCAGGTACGAGGAATCCCTCGCCGCCGCCAAGACGCAGCTCAAAGCGGCGCAGAAGGAAAACGACCCGGAGAAAATCCGTCAGGCGCGGACAGCGGTTGAGGAAAACACCGCCTCCCTGAACAACGCGCGCGCCGCCTATGTGACCACGCAGCAGGAAATCCGTGAGACAAATCAGGAGCTGACGGCCGCGTCCAACGGCTTCTATACGTCGCGGGACGCGGTTACCGCCAATGAGACGGCGGTAGCGTCGCTGGGCAAGCAGATTCAGCTGGCGGAGAGCAAATTCCGCCTTGCCGGGGCGGGTATTGCCAACTTCGGCGCGAAGGCGGCGGGCGCGGCGGCGAAGCTCCAGCTGCTGAAGGAAAAGCAGGCGCTTCTCCGCCAGCAGGTGCAGCAGCTCCGGGACGCTGTGAAGTCTGCGGAGGAACAGCTTAAGGCGGCGCAGGCCTCCGGCGATCCGCAGAAAATCCAGCAGGCGAAGGACAAGCTCACCGAGCTGAACACCACGCTGAACAACACCGAGGCGCAGCTGCGGGAGACCACCCGCGAGCTGAACCTGCAAAGCTCCGCATGGACGCGGGCGGGCGCGGCGCTGACGAGCTTCTCCACGAAGGCACGCGCCGTGTCCTCGACGATGGTTTCCACCGGCCGCACGATGACGCGGTGGATTACGACCCCGCTCATGGGCATCGCCACCGCCTCCGTCAACGCGGAAATCCAGTTTGAGAAGACCTTCGCCACCGTGCGAAAGACGGTGCGCGGCACGGAAGAGGACTATGCGCGTCTGGAAGCCGCGTCGAAGAAAATGTCTACGCAGCTGGCCGCCGGGACGGACGAAATCAACACGGTCATGTCCACCGCCGGTCAGCTGGGCATTGCCACGGAGAACATCGAATCGTTTACCAAGACCATGATCGACCTCGGCAATTCCACCACCGACCTCGACGCGAACACGGCGGCGACGGAGATTGCGAAGTTCATCAACATCATGGGCACCAGCCAGAAGGACATCGACCGGCTGGGCGCATCTCTGGCTTATGTGGGCAACCGCTACGCCACCACCGAAGCGCCCATCATGGAGATGGCGATGCGCATCGCCGGCGCGGGCAAGCAGGTCGGCATGACGGAAGCGCAGGTCATCGGCGTGGCGACGGCGCTGTCCTCCGTGGGCATTGAAGCCCAGATGGGCGGCAGCGCGTTCTCCAAGGCTCTTATCAAGATGGAGCTTGCGGCGGAAACGGGAGGGCAGTCCCTGACTGACTTCGCGACGGTTTCCGGCATGACCGCCGAAGAGTTCAAGAACCTGTGGAAGGCCGACCCCACGGCGGCGTTCATCGCGTTCACGAAGGGCATTGCCCAGATGGATGACGAGGGCATTTCCGCCATCGCCACGCTGCAGGACTTGGGCTTCAAGGAAGTCCGCCTGCGCGACACCATGCTGCGCACGGTCAGCAACACGCGCCTGATGGAGGACGCGGTGGCGGACGCCACCCGCGGCTGGCAGGAGAACACCGCCCTGACCGAGATGGCGGGCAAGATTTACGCGACCACGGCGGCGCAGCTGACGAACCTCAAAAACAAGGCTTCCCTCGCCGGGCAGCAGATCGCCAGCGACCTGACGCCCATTGTGCAGAACCTCATGAGCACCGCCAGCGGGCTGCTGGACAAGTTCATGGGACTGGACGAGCAGCAGCGTTTGAGCATCATCAAGTGGGGCGCGGTCGCCGCCGCAATGGGCCCGGCGCTGCTCATTATGGGCAGGCTGGTTGGCGCGGTTGGCAGTGTCGCCGGAGCGCTGGGCAAGGGCATGACCGCCGTCGGCAAGTTCAGCGCGGCAGTCAAGGGCGCGGGCGGCGGCGTGAGCGGTCTGCTGAAGGTCGTCGGGTCGTCTAAGCTGGCGATGGCCGGGCTGACGGCGGCGGTGATCTACGGCGCGTACAAGCTGTACGACTACGCCAGCGGCGCAAAGGCCGCACGTGAAGCGCTGGAGGGCATGAACAAGACCGCCCAGAACTGGAAGAACACCGCGGCGGACACCTTCTATTCCAGCGGCGAAGGGCTGGGCTTCTTCGGGCTGAATGCCGAGGACTTCCAGAAGAGCGCAGCCAAAACCACCAGCACTGTGCAGGACTGGATGGACGGCATGGTGGAGGTCTGGTCGGACGGCAAGTACGAGACGGACGCCATTGTGAAGGAATGGCAGGATTCCTCGGACGCTTTGAGCAAGGACACCCGTGCGCACATGGTGGAGCTGCGGGATCAGGCGCAGGCCAGCGGCGACACGGCCAAGGCGCAGGAAATCAACGCCGCCATTGCCGAGCTGGACGCGCTGGACAAGCGCATCCGGGTGAATCTGAATTACTTCCAAGGGAAGACCCTGACGGACAAGAACAAGGCGTTCTGGCAGGGTCTGATGGATCAGAAGCAGGAGATTCTGCTGAAATGGGGCTTCGCCGAAGAGCCGGAGGGCGGCACGGAAGCCTACGACACCATCGCGAAGAAGGTTCGAGCGGCGGAAGCGCGTGCGAAGGCGATGGGACAGGAAGCCAGCACGTCCCTGTATGAGGAAGCCACCCTCGCCACGGCGCAGGGCTACGCGGCGGTACTCCAGCAGATTAACGACGGCTACGACGCGGAATACGAGAAAATCATCCAAATCAGCGATGCTACCGAGCGGCAGAACCAGCTGGACGCGCTGAATAAGCAGTACACCGAGCAGCGCGCTGCGGCGGCAAAGGAGTACGCCGGGGCGACGCAGGGGTATCTGACCAAGATGCTCACTTCCGAGCAGACGAAGAAAACCGAAGGTCAGCTGGACACGCTTTATGAGAAGCTCAACGCGCTTTATGCCGCGGATGTGGCTGGCGAGAATACCAGCGGGATTCTGACGGAGCTGGCAACCCTGACGGAGGGCATGGACGAGGGTGCGCTCACCGAGTATCTGTCGATGCTGACGCAGATCTCCTCGCTGGCCAGCTCCGGCCTGTCCGAGGACGAAATCAAGGCGCTGTTCCCAGACGTCGATTTTACCAACATCGACGCGATGCTGAAGAAGTACGCGGAGATTGGCCAGTTCCTTGACAGGTTCAAGGACGTGGAGGAAATCAAGCCGCTGAACATCATGTTCAACGGCGCTGTCTCGGAAGAGGTGCTGAAAATCGCCACCGATCTGAATCTGGACGGCGCGAAGGCGGCATGGGAGGCGTTCGCGGCGGCCCCCGGCGCATCCATCACCACGGACGCTTATGTGAATGCGTGGGAGTTGGGCGAAGAGGCGCGCCGGAAAAAGGCGGAAATCGACGCGAGGATTGCCAGCTACACGGATACGGATGCTAAAACGGGCGAGCTGAAACTCACCGGCGAGGGCATTGTCGCGTATGTCAACGCTTATAACGACACGCGCCCGGACGGGACGAAGGCGAACATGTCCTCGCTCAAACCAGAAGCGGCGGCGGCATACGTCAGTGCATACATGGAAGCGACCGATGGCGTAGATACATCCCAGCTCACACCGGATGAAATCGTTGCGCTGGTAGATAGCTATGCGGAAGCGGCGGGCATTGACCTCGAAGGTCTATCCCCGGAAGTTAAGCAGGCGATGGTTCTCGCCTACAGCGACGAGGGCGCGAATACGGATGCGCTGCGCTATGCGTGGCTGCTCCAGCACCTGCCCGCGGAGGTCACGTCCTACACGGTTGCGCCGGGCATTGGCACTCCGACGCTGAACGGCTCCATTGCCATTACCGGCTACGACTTGCAGGCATATCTGGCGTTCAAGCGCAACAACAAAGACATCCCCATCTCCGGGCGCATCAGACTGGGCGACCTGTCCGAGGAAGACTTGAAGAGTGCGCTCGGTCAGGGGCGCATCTCGTTCTACGATGAAAACGGCATCCAAATCCCAGCATCCGCGAAAGTGACGGATATGCTCACGCCGGGCGATCTGGTGGTGCTGTCTGAAGACGGCACGCTGCATGTGCTGGTCACGCCCAAAATCACAGGCACCGGAGTATCCGTGCGTGAAGCTGCGAAGGCATTGGAAGAAGTCTATGTCACGACCTCTGCTTTCGGCAATACGAGCAAGCACAACGGCGGCCCTCTTCTGAACAAGCTGCTGGGCGGCTCTACAATGGACTGGGTTAGGTCCTTCACGGCGGAAGCGCAGGCACTTAAACGTCTCAAGGGAAGCGGCTGGACGCTTTGGGGACTTCTTGACGGTCTGAATATCGACGGGCTGAACAAGCGCATGGGCGAACAGTTCAGCGGCGATGCGCTGGCGGGAATACAAACCTATGTCGCCGAGATTGTCGCTGCGGTGCAGAACGGCGAATCTATTTCTGAAGCGGACTTGGCCAACCTCAAGGCGATTCTCGACTTTACATCTTCTCTGGACGAGATTGGCGCAGGACAGCAGTTTATTGGCGGGCTAAAGTCGATTCTGGGGACAGGCGACGTCGTTGCCACGCTGACGAAGGCCTATCAGGACGCGCTCGGACGGGTCCCGGACATCGTATTTGGCGGCTCCGGAATAAACGCCGCCGGGCGTGGCGGTGGAGGACGCTCCTTTGGCGAAGCGAGCGGCGACCAGATTGCCGCGGGCGTCGGCGCGGGCATGGCGGAGCATGACTTCTCCGACGATGCGGAAACCACCATCTCCAATGTGGAGACGGACCTGAATGAAGCCGCCGACATCAACTCCCCGTCCAAGCGCATGAACCCCACCGGCGAGTTCATTGCCGCCGGTATCGGCGTGGGCATGGCGCAGTACGACTTCTCCGGCGACGCCGCCGCGACGGTGGCGAACCTCGAATCTGCGATTTCCGCGGCGTTCATGACGAGTTCGCTGCGCTCCGTCGGGCTGAACGCCATGTTCGGCATGGCCGCGGGCGTGCGCGCAGGGCAGTCCGCCGTGATTGCCGCCATGCGCAGCGCCGCCCAGAACGCCGTCGCCGCCGCGAAGAACGCCCTGCAAATCCATTCCCCCTCCCGCGTGTTCCGCGACGAGGTGGGCGCGATGACCATGAAGGGCTTCGGGCAGGGCGTTTTGCAGGAAACGAAGGAACAGGCGCAGGTCATCCGCAACGCTTCCCGGTATCTCACGGCCGAGGCCGGAAGCAGCGCGGTCGCCGCGACCAACGACAACCGCAAGACCTACAACAACGACAACAGCACGTCCTTCTCCTTTGCGGGCGCGACCTTCCAAATTCGCAGCGAACAGGACGTGCGCGATCTGGCCGTGGAAATCGCCACGCTGACCAGACGGAACCAGCGCGGAAGGGGGCTGAGGATGGCATGATGACGGACTGGTTCGAGTGGAACGGCGTGAGATGCACGGAATACGGCATTCACGTCTCCGAGCATCCCTCCATCACGCTCCCCTCCGAGCGTGTGACCTTTACCGACGTTCCCGGCCGCAGCGGCAGCCTGACCACACTGGAGGGCGACGCCGTGTACAGCGACCTGACGCTCACGGCGACCTGCTTCATTGCCGACGTGAGCCGACTGGACGAAATCGCCGCGTGGCTGCGCGGCGGCGGCACAGTCACCTTTGCCAACCGGCAGGGCGGCTTTTATTATGCGCGGGTCATCAACCAGATTGCCTTTGACCGCATTCTGCGCGGAAAGCCGAACCGCAGTTTCGCGGTCAATTTCCGCTGCAAGCCGTTCTTCTATCTTTCCAACAGCCCGGCGGTCACGCTGACGGAATCGACGCAGTTTCTGAAGAACCCCGGCTGCGTGTTCGCCGAGCCGGTCATCACCGTGTATGGCAGCGGCGACATTACGCTCATGGTGGGCACGCAGATCGTCGAGCTGACGGGAATCACCGACAGCATCACGCTGGACACCCCGGCGATGGAGGCGTACAGCGGCGAGAAGAGCATGAACGCCCACATGAGCGGCGAGTTCCCGATCCTTGACGTGGGAGCTACGGCCATCAGTTGGAGCGGCAATGTGTCGCAGGTGGTGGTACAGCCCAACTGGAGAACCCTGTGAGGAGGTGAACGCCCATGATCTGCATCTACAGTGCCGACTGCACGGATTTTACCAACAACGGTCTGGGCGCGGTTGTTCCGGCCTCCTGCTCGGTGACGGAAACGCTGAACGGCGAATGGGAGCTGACCCTTGAACACCCCATTGACGAAGCGGGCAAGTGGCGGCGGCTGGTCGAGGGGCGCATTCTCCGCGTCCCCGTCCCCGCCGCCAGCACCCCGCGGGTGAATCTCGTGGACGTGAGCAAGGGCACGCTCATCTACAAGGTCGTGACCAGCGGCGGCTGGCTGTACCTGAGAAGCGACCCCAGCACGAAGCACCGGCGCATCGGCAGCTACAAACCCGGCACCGAGGTCATCGTGCTGAACAAGACGAACGACGAGTGGTACGAAACCTCCTGCCCGGACGGAAAGCACGGCTTCATGCACGCGCAGTACCTGAAATATGTGCGCACGGAACCCGTGCCCGGCGTCGCCACCGGCGAGGTCATCGAGGCGCGCCAGCTGCGCGACCAGCCCTTCCGCATCTATCGGACGGTGCCCGACCTGACGAAGGTGACGGTCTACGCCCGGCACGTCTTTTACGATCTGATGGACAATCTCATCAAGAAGTACGAGCCGGAGAAGAACGCGCAGGGCGCGGCGGTGCTGGCGAAGCTGTCCGAATCCTGCCTGTCCGAGCACGACTTCACATTCTATTCGGACATCGACGCGACCGCCGAAGAGGTGAAATTCGAGCACGTCAACCCGGTGGATGCGCTTCTGGACGACGACGGCTTTGTAGAGAAGTACAAGGCGGAGCTGGCGCGGGACTGGTGGGATGTGTTTCTGGTGAAGCGCGTCGGGCGGGACACGGACGTGCAGATTCGCGAGGGCAAAAACCTTCTGGGCGTGTCCTACGACGTGGATGAGACGAGCGTGGTCACGCGCATCATGCCCACCGGTCAGGACAAGGACGGCGAGACCATCTATCTGCCGGAACTGTACATCGACAGTCCGAACATTGACAGGTACATCCACCCGAAGTGGATTCACCTCGACGTGTCCGAAGCGAAGGAAAGCGACGACGAGGACGACAAAAAGACCATCGCCCAGTGCTATGAGCTGATGCGAAAGGCGGTGCAGGAGCAGTACGACGGCGGGTGCGACCTGCCGGACGTGACTGTGACGGTGGACTTCATCAGCGCCGAAAACACCGTGGAGTTCGCGCAGTACGCCGCTCTCCAGCACATCTATCTGGGCGACGCGGTGCGCGTGATTGCCCGGAAAATCGGCGTATCGGTGTCCATGCGCATGACGCAGTACACCTACGATTGTCTGCTCAAACGCTACACCAAGGTGACGCTGGGCAAGGTGGCGGACGCCATCGAGGGCAACACCATTTCCGGCAGACAGCTGCCATCCGGGAGTATCACCGGCGCGAAGCTGGCGATGAACTCCGTGGGCGCGGGGCAGCTTCAGAACGGCTCGGTGGGGTCGCTGCAGGTGAAGATGGCCGCCATTGAGACGGCGCACATCCGCGACGCGGCCATCACGAACGCGAAGATTGCCGACGCTTCCATCGACAGCGCGAAAATCAAGAATGCGGCTATCGGCTCTGCCAAAATCGAGGACGCGTCCATCGGCACGGCAAAGATTGCGGACGCCGCCATCACCACGGCCAAAATCGCCGACGCGGCCATTGGCAGCGCGCAAATCAGGGACGCGGCCATCGGGACTGCGCAGATTGGCAAGGGCGTCATCCACTCTGCCCACATCGGCGACGGCGAGATTCAGACGGCGAACATCAAAGACGCCGCCGTCACGAAGGCGAAGATTGCCGACGCGGCCATCAGCTCCGCCAAGATCGAGGACGCGGCCATTACCAACGCAAAAATCGACAAGGCGGCCATTGACAGCGCGAATATCCGGGAAGCCGCCATCGGCTCGGCGCACATCCAGAAGGCGGCGGTCGGCGAAGCGCAGATTGCGGACGCCGCCATCACCCGCGCAAAAATCGCCGACCTCGCCGTGGGCACGGCGCAGATGGACGACCTGTCCGTCACGACGGCGAAGATTGCGCAGGCGGCCATCGGCTCCGCGCAGATCAAGGACGCCGCCATTGAAACGGCAAAGATTGCGCTGGGCGCGATTACCGCCGCGCTCATTAAGCAGGGCGCTATCGGCACGGCGCAGATTGCCGACGGCTCCATCACGGACGCGAAGATCGTCTCCCTGAGCGCGAACCTCATCACCGCGGGCACGCTGTCCGTGGAGCGGCTGATTATCCGCGGCAATGAGCAGAGCCTCGTCTACGCCATCAACAACATGGGCGAGCTGACAAGCACGCAGGTGGACACCATCGACGGCTATGTGCTGACCGAGCGCACCATCACGGCGGACAAAATCGTGGCGCACAGCATCACGGCGGCGGAGATTGCCTCCAAGACCATCACCGCCAACGAGATTCTGGCGGGGACGATTACCGGCGCGGAAATCGCCGCCGAAACCATCACCGGCGCGAACGTCCAAGCGGGCACGCTGACCACGAATCACGTTGCGGCGAATTTTGGGGAGACGCTCGATCTGTCCAGCAACACGGGCATTGTGCAGCGCGTGGAGTACGCGGATGACCAGACGGAGATGCGGTCGCTGATTCAGACGAAGGCGGACGGCGTTTTATCCGAGGTCAAGGCGAACTACACTGCCGCCGAGGACACGGAATCCCTGCGCAGTCAGCTTTCCTCGCTGGCCGAGCAGACGCAGGACAGCTTCACTTGGACGACGACGCAAATCAAAGAGCTGATTGCGAACGCCGAAGCCGGAGACAGCGCCACCGAGGAGCAGCTCAAGCTCATTCAGGACTACATGAAGTTCACGGACGGCACGCTGTCCATCGGCAAGACCGGCAACCCCTTCACATTCCGCGTGATGAACGAGCGGCTGGCGTTCTACATGAACGATTCCGAGGTCGCTTACCTCTCCAACAACAAGCTGTACGTCACACAGGCGGAAATTCTGACCCGGCTGCAAATCGGGAAATTCGCGTTTGAGCCGCAGACGAACGGCAACATGTCCATCGTCTACACGGGTTAAAGGAGGCAGAGCATGGCGCTTACGGCCACATACACGGCGAGCCTGCGCACCCTGAGCTATACGGCGGAGGGCGTGATTGACAGCAGCGAAGCCACACAGGAATACTACACGGCTGGCGCGAATCGCGTTGGCCTTTTGCATTTCCCCGGCATGAACATGACCAACAAGGTCATCACCGGGATTCAGATCACCGCCACCGCCAGTCGCGCGGGCTATGGTCTCGGACACGACAAGGTGGTCTACCTTCGCAAGTCCAATTATCAGGCGACGTCCCAGTCGGGCGTGAAGGGACGCGCCTTTGTCGGCGACGCGCTGGGCACGTTCATCGGGCAGTTTTACGGCAACACGTCCTCCTACATGCTGTCCGGCGGTCTGCTGACGAATCTGGCGAATTACTTTGCCGCCGGGAACAACACGGTGATTCTCTACAATCCCGACCCGGAGCAGTCCTCGCAGGTGTACTCCAAGAACTATCTGAAATGGACTGCCGCCAGCATCACGATTACCTATCAGGAGGCGGTCAGCCAGCCCACGCTGGAGAACAGCACTGTGACGATGGGCACGGCGATGAAAATCGCGACCAATCGCCAGAGCACGGCGGCGACGCACACCCTGCGCTACAGCTTCTTCACCGAGAACGGCACGATTGCCGCGGACGTGGGCGATTCCTATGAGTGGACGCCGCCGGTATCGCTGGCGGCGCAGATTCCGTCTGCCGCCTCCGGCTGGGGCACGCTGCTCTGCGACACCTACATCGGCGGGACGCTCATCGGCACGAAGAAGACCACGTTCACGCTGGTTGTGCCGGACAGCATTGTGCCGACGATTTCCGCCGTGACCTTTGAGGAAGCGACGCAGGGCGTGGCGGCGAAGTTCGGCGCGTTTGTGCGCACGCGCAGCACGCTCTCCGTGTCCATCACGGCGGCGGGCGCGCAGAAGAGCACCATTGCCGCCTACCGCACGACGCTGAACGGCGCGGTCTATTCCGGCGCGAGCTTCACCACCGGCGCGCTGAACGTCGCCGGGGACAGCGCGCTGACCGTCACCGTCACCGATTCCCGCGGACGCACGGCGAGCGTCACGAAGACCGTCGCGGTGCTGGCCTACGACCCGCCGAAGCTGACGGCGTTCTCCGCCGAGCGCTGCACCGAGGACGGCAGCGCCGCCCAGATGGACGGCACAAGGGTGCGCATCACCGCGTCCGCGACGGCTTCCCCGGTGGGCAATAAGAACGACATGGCGTGTACGGTCTACTACCGCACACGCGGTGCGGAAGCATGGGCGACAGCGCAGAACCTGATTCCCCTGAGTTACTCCATTGGGGTCACGAACGCCCTGCTTCCGCAGACCTTTGATGTGCTGAGCAGCTACGAGCTGAAGATTCGCGTCACCGACACATTCTACTATGTGGAGCAGTCGGTGGAAATCGGCACAAAGCAGGTCATGATTGACCTCTATCAGGATGGCACGGGCATCGCCTTTGGCAAGGTGGCCGAGACGCCCGGCGCGGTCGAGTTCGGCTGGCCGATTAAGCTGACCGAGCCGCTGGAGGTTTCGCAGGGCGGCACGGGCGCGAACAATGGCGCGAGCGCCTGCGCGAACATCGGCGCGGTGCAGAAGAGCGGCGACGCCATGACCGGCAATCTCCAGATCAGCGGGCGGCTCTATCCGTCGCTGTATCTGCTGCCCACCTACAACGACACGACGAACCGCGTCGTGTTCGAGGGCAGTTATTCAGGCGCGGGTTCTTTTTCCGCGTGGGAGGACAGCAGCGGCACAAACCGCCGGATGCTGGAAGTGCGCACGGCCAAGTACAAAGCCAGTAAGGACGACGCGGTGGTGCTGTGCTGCGTGGAGAACGGCAGCTACTACAGCTACCGCCTGTTCCACGCGGGCATGGCGACGCCGGTTCCCATCGCCAACGGCGGCACGGGCGCGAGCACGGCGAAGGCGGCGCTGACGAATCTGGGTGTGTTCTATGCGGAGACGCTGCCGGACACGGGCGAGGACGGGCAAATCTGCCTTGTCCCCGTGTAAGGTGGGCGCATGAGCAGTACATTCAGTGCCACGGCGAACAGCAATACCACCATCGGGTACGTCTGGTACGGCTCGAACGAATGGGCGATGGGCAGCAGCGAGGGCGCGTGTCAGGGCGCGTACATGGCCACAAAGCCCAGCCAGTCCCGCGTCGGGCTGATGCTCTTTAACGGCGCGGGCGCGGCGCTCAGGGGCAAGGTCATCCAGAGCATCACGCTCAAAATCACCTGCTCCGGCGCGGGCTCCGGGTCGAGCGGCAAGGTGCTTTCCTTTCACCGGGCCAATGTGCAGGCGTTCGACAAGTCCCTGCGCGGCTCCGCGCAGGTGGGCGCGGCGCTGGGCACGCTGACGGGCAAGTTTTACTCGAACACGACCACCCACACATTGAGCGCGTCCAGCAACGCGGCGTTCTTCGCCGCCCTGCGCGACTATCTGACCGAGGGCAATTCCGCGCTTGTGCTGTACAACGGGGAAACGTCCAAGGCCGACGGCTATTCCGCCAACTACGCCCGCGTTACCTCCTGCACCCTGACCGTCAGCTACATCGACGGCATGGCCTATGTGCGCGTGAACGGCGCGTGGAAGCAGTGCGCCGTGTGGATGCGCGTAAGCGGCGCATGGAAGCAGGTCGTGCCGTACTACCGCAGGGACGGCGCATGGGTGCGCGTATAGGGAGATCGCCGCGATGAGCGGCTTTTTCTATATCCTATCGGAGGGGAGGGAGCGAAAGTGAATGAAATCACCGGGGGACAAATCTACACGGCGGCTCTGGTTTTTCTGGCCGGCTGCGGCGCTGTGACCACCATCGGCAAGGCCATAGAGGTCATCCAAAACTGGCGCAAGCCCGCGGACAGCCTGAAGCACAAGGTCGCCAGACACGAGGAACAGCTCGCGGCGCTGAAGGACGGTCAGTGCGTCATGTGCGAGGGGCTGATGGCGCTTCTGGGACACGAGCTGCACAACGGCAACTCGGACGAGATGCAGGAAGCGTCCCGAAAACTGAACCAGTATCTTGTAAACCGATAATTTGAGGAGGGATTTTTCATGAAGTGGGAAGACATTCAGCGGAAACTGACCAGCCGCAAGTTCTGGCTGGCCATCGGCAGTTTTGTGTCCATGCTCATTGTGGCGCTGGGCGGCGCGGAGGAAACCGCGACGCAGGTATCCGCGCTCATCATGGCGGGCGCGACGGTGGTGGCTTACATCATCGGCGAGGGCATGGCGGACGCGGCGAACGCGGGCGGCGCGATTGAAATCGCGGGCGAAGAGGGCAAGCAGGACGACCATTCGGGCGACGGCGAATAAGTCGTGCCCCTTATGGAGGGTATACCATGTACGATGTGAACAGGGTGCTTTCCGTCGCGGAGGCGGAGGTCGGCTATCTGGAAAAGGCGAACAACAAGAATCTCGACGGCAAGACGGAGAACGCGGGCGATAAGAACTACACCAAGTACGCCCGCGACCTCGACGCGATTCCCGGCTTTTACAACGGCCGCAAGCAGGGCTACGCGTGGTGCGACGTGTTTGTAGATTGGTGCTTCGTCACCGCCTACGGCAGGGCCGCGGCGCTGAAGCTGCTGTGTCAGCCGACGAAGAGCGCGGGCGCGGGCTGCCGATACTCCCGCAATTATTACAAGGCGAAGGGTCGGCTGTTCAGCGCGCCGCAGCCGGGCGACCAGATTTTCTTCTGGCCGAAGAACGCCATTGGCGGGCCTGCCGTGCAGCACACGGGGCTGGTGTACAAGGTGGATAGCGCCTATGTGTACACCATCGAGGGCAACACCTCCGGCGCGTCCGGCGTGGTCGCCAACGGCGGCGGCGTGTGGCGCAAGAAGTACCAGCTGGACTACAACCGCATCGCGGGCTACGGCCGCCCGGACTACGGCAGCGGCGACGGCGCATCCACCGACATGCCGGTCACGCCCGCAGAGCCGAGCGCGCCTGAACCCGCGCCTGTCCAGCCCGAAACGCCCGCCGTGCGGAAGGACGCCGTGACCATCGTATCCAGCGGCGGCAGGGTGAACATTCGCGTCGGCAACGGCACGAAGTACACGCGAATCACCGCCGTGAAGCCGGGTAAGACCTACCCGTGGGTGGCGACCGCCGAGAACGGCTGGCACGCCATTGAGATTACTGGGAAGGTCGGCTGGGTATCCGGCGAGTTCTCCCGGAAGGACTGAACCTGATTCGGGGCGGTCGCCGATTCCGGCGGCCGTCCCCCCTGAAAAACTATGGAGGTGAACAACAAATGGCAGAGAAAATCACCATTTCCGCGCCGTTCTCGCAGGAGAGCCGTTCGCTGGGGCGTATCGGGCGCGTGGGCGAAAATCTTTCCCGGCAGATCGTTTTCGACTGCACAAGCGCCCTGACCGACCGTCCGAACGCAACCATCGTCTGCGTCATTCAGCGCACCGGCGACAAGGAGCCCTATGCGGCTCAGATGACCCGCGTGGGCGATACCGGCAGCTACAAACTGGTGCTGACCAGCACCGAGGTCGCCAAGTCCGGCAGCGTGCGCTTTGAGCTGCGCATGGTGGACGGCGAAGAAATCCTGAAGGCCGCCATCTACACCGGCACCGTGGAAGCGTCCATGTCCGGGATTGGCGACACGCCCGGCGAACCTATCCCCGACGCGCTGAACCGTCTGGAAACCGCCATCTCCGAGGTGGGCAAATACGCCGACCTGAAGGAGAAGGTCGATGCGCTGCAAACGAGCGGCGCGAGCACGGCAGAAGTGGCGGGTGCTAATGCCGTGTCGATTCATGGTGCAGATGGGGTGTATGACCTGAGCAAGGGCACGATTCAAGCAAGATTGAACGAGTTGGAAACTGGCGAAGGGCTAAAGGTGGAGAAGAGTACTCTGAAATCATTAAGAATTATCGGTGAAAAAAAGTTTACTATGGGATCTCTGACTTTAGAACCGCATTCAATATATTGCAGTGGTGGCAGTGAGCAGATAAGTCTGGGCGCATACCAGCAGGATTATTTTATAGTCGTTCGTCCTGAGAAAATAGCCCAGAGCAGTGATGGTGTACTAATATTTTTCTCCATTATTTATGATGGAGGAGATTTCGTGGTTGGAAACCTTGTTTTTGTTAATCCGACCGACAAGACGTTAAAAACGGATCAAATAGAGAATGGTAGAATATATGCAATAGCGCCATCAGAAACATCAGTAGTAACTAATGTATCCGGAAACGTTATTTCTGGCGGAACGGGAGATGTTACAAAATCCTACGTAGACCAGCAGGACACCGCTCTTGATACGAAAATCACTACCGTCTGCAATGCGGCGGATGCTAACGGCGTTTCGATCCACGGCGAAGGCGCTGTGTATGACAATACAAAAGGGACGATTGCCGCACGACTGGAAGCGTTGGAGGCGGGCGGCGGCACGTCCAGCACGAAAATTGCGAACGGGACAGGTACGGCGCAAGTGGGAACCGGTAAAGAGCTGGTTGTTGACTACAGCGCAACCGGGTTCACTTCCGCGCCGGTTGTCGTGGCGAGCCATTGTCAGACTGGCGACAGCGACACGGACACATCCGGCATTGTCAAGGTCTTGAACGTGACCAAGACCGGGTGCAAAATCAGCATCATCGGCGGAACGACCGACCATGATTACCCGGTTTCATGGATTGCGACAGGGACGTAAGAGAGGGGCGCACGCCCTTCTTGCAGAGCAATTTGCTACCCATTCGGGGGTCGCTGCCCAGCGCAGCGGCTCCCGAAATCACTATAAGGAGGTGCCCTGTGACTGATTGCAACGCCTTGCGCGCCACCTATTCGCCGGATGGCGAGACGGTCACATCCGAAACGCGCTGCGGGCGGACGACACTCTTTTCCTACGACGGCTACAATCGCCTGATTCGCGTGGATGACCCTGCGGAAAACGCCACATGGCGCTATTGCTACGATGAACGCGGCAATCTCACCGCGAAGACGCGCCACATGTTCACCATCGGCACGCCGGGCGCGGCGCGTGAGGTCATCCGTCTGCTCTATGCGGGCGACCGACTGTGCGCCTATGGCGACCAGCCGCTTGTCTACAGCGCCGCCGGAGAACTGGCAGAAGCGGGCGGCTGGCGCTTTGAGTGGAAGTCCCGGCGGCTTTCATCCATGCGCGCCGACGGAAAGACGCTCACCTTCCGCTGCAATGCTTCCGGTCGGCGCCTGCAAAAGCGCATGGATGCGAGCTGGCTCCCTGTCATCACCTCCTACTCATGGCGGCAGGACAGGCTCGCGCAGATGGTCATCGCCCGCACGGGCTATGACGAGATCGAGCGGAAGACGACGCTGCGCTACAGCTACGACGAGCGCGGCTGCCCGGAGAGGGTCGAGTACAACGGCACGGCGTACACATGCCTGTGCGACAGCGCTGGCAGTGTGGTCGCCTTGCTGGACGGCTCCGGCGAGACAGCCGTGTCCTATGACTACGACGCATGGGGCAGACAGCTTGCCGTATCCGGCCGTCTGGCGGGCACTCTGGGCGCAGACAACCCGGTGCGATTCCGCGGGATGCTCTACGACCCGGAAACCGGGCTGTACGACAACGGCGGCGTTCCCTACTGCCCGGAATACGGGCGGTATCTGACGGAGCCGTATGTATTCTCCGGCAACAATCCCCATATTCCGCGTCGATGAACCGCAGGGCTGCGCCTGAGCGCGCGCCCTGCTTTCATATGCCCTCGCAGAAGGGAGGTGGTGTGAATGTTCATTGTATGATGCCGGTTTCCCTGTAACTGTATACTCATCGAATGAGAAACAGGAGGCTTTTATTATGTTTGAAAATGGCTTTGCTACGCGCACCGAATCTGCGAAGAAGTGCATCTTCCCGGTGATCCATCAGCTGGACGCACTGGGTGACGCTGCCTACGGCGGCCGCTTCTACGATGGCGATATGAACGTGCTGCATGTGAACATCCTTCCCAATGCCCGCACGAATCTTGCCGCCACACTGCGTACCGATTTTCTGACGGGCGAAGCGCTTACGGATTTCGACAAGCACATCCAGTTCCACGTTGTGAAGTACAGCCAAGCTCAAATGAATACGCTCCAAGAGACTGTACGCAAGGAACTGATGGGTCACGCAGGCTTTGGTATTCACGAAGTATATTACGATACAAAAAGACACAAATTAATTATCGGTGTCGATGATGCTTCTGAAGAAGCCCGCGGAGCAATACTAAATGAACTTTCTCGGTTTGGTTATACGGATGCGGACATGGTTGCGATTCAGAATGAGCCACGCGCCTATACGAGCGGAGTATTTGACTTTACAGGCGATCCTGTTGACATGTCGCATGGGGTCACGGATCGCGTACTCGATGCAGCGGCAAAGGCAGGTGTTTCCGTTAAGCCCGGTTCTTGGATTGGCAATGGTGCTTCACTCAATTCCATTGTCGGCATTTCTTCCATTTGCACTGGTTTTCTTTACAACAACCAGCCCGGCTTCCTTTCCTGCGGGCATGGCAAGGCATCCGGCCAGAAGATTTTCTATCAGCCTGTTCCGAGTTCCGGCAGCTATCCGTCAAACCTCTGGAATTACAGTACGTCTAACCTCGTCGAGATCGGGCAGACAGTGGCTGTCAGTTTCAATTCTGGGGATGCCTATGATTATGCGTCGATTATCCGCACAAATTCCAGCGCAAACATGAACAGCAAGAATTTTAAAGGAGGTACGATTGACGGTGACAGCGGTGTCCCGGCCAACGGTGAACTGATGGCTGTTTGTGGGTGTGCAGATGGTGCGGTTTTTGGTGAATGCCTTTCCAGTTCGACGGTTATCGTAGTTGACGACACCGTCCAGAAAACTAATATGATCAAAATGAGCAAGCCAATCACGCCGGGAACGAGTGGCGGCTCTGTTGTTTATCAAGATGATGAAAGTAAGAAAATCAACCTGACCGGTATCGTGACATCTTACAGTGCCTCGTATTCTTACCATGCAAAATACAGCCTTGTAAAGAGCAGATTCAACCTTACTACGGTGTATTGACTTTTTTTTTGCAATCTGTTAAAATACTGGCGAGGTGAGTATTCGTGAAGTTGTGTAGAAAAACATTCGCCATTATTGTAGTGCTGTTGGCAATGGGATGCTGTTGTGCCTTGGGCGAGGAACGTTCTTGGACTAACGATGTCGAACGTTCTTGGACTAACGATGTCCGAGCTGTTCAAACTCCCGAACTCGGTGATTCCTCCATCGCTACTACGGCGCTGGTCGGATTTGCCGGACTGGCCTTGACGGGCGCTGTTGTGGCGCACAAGAAGGCCAGAAGCAATGCGCAGTAATTCCTCGACAGGCAATCGAAGTCCACGGGGGCGGCGGGACAAGAAGCGTTTCTGGTTTTGCTTAGAAGCGGCTTGTCTCGCCGCTTTCCTTGTTGTTGCGATTACGCTTGTCATCCGCTTCGCCCGCCAGAGCCACCGTTCCGCCGAGGAACGCGCCGCACGGGAGGCGCTGACCCGGATTCAGACCGAGCAGACAATTACACCCACAACCGCGCCGTCGGAAGCGCCACCACAGCAGATGTTTGCCTACGCGCAGGAGCTTTTGCAGACAAACGGCGACCTTGTGGGCATGGTCGGTTTCGATGACATGACGCTGTACGTCTGTCAGGGCGAGGACAACACCTTCTACGCCTCCCACCGCTTCGACGGCAGCGAAGACCCGGCAGGCATGATTTACATGGACTGCCGCTGTTCCGCGTGGCCGCTGGGCCAGAACACCATCCTCTACGGGCACAACATGCGCGACGGCTCCCGGTTTGGCAAACTGAACCGCATGACGGACGCGGAGTATCTGGCGGAGCACCCTTATGTGCGCTACGCCTCGCTGTACGAAATCCGCGACTACCGCCCCATCGCCGTGTTCTACGCCAACGTTGACCCGACGGCGGCGGACTACTTCGACTTCGCCGTGACGGATTTCCCGGACGAAACTTCCTTCACCGCCTATGTGCAGGAAGCGAAGCGCCGCTCCGTCGTGAACCTTCCCTCCACCGCGCAGTACGGGGACAACCTTCTGACCCTCGCCACCTGCTCCGAGGAAGGCGTAGGCGGACGGCTTGTCGTTGTCTGTATGCCAGCCGAATAACACCATCGCCCCGCTCCGGCGGGGCTTTTCTCATGCCGATGTTTTGCCGCCGCTGACAAAACATCGGTATGACCTCACGAAGATGACGCCCACCATTTCCGCGACCTCACGAAAATGGTCAGCGCGTTCCGCCTTGCCGCCGTCCTGCCCTTCCGCACGCTATCCGCTCCCGTTGCCCACCCAAACACAGAACGGCTCACAGGGGCGTTTCTGTGCGAAAGAGGGGCATATCAAAAATGACCACCTCCCAGTTGCGAACAGCCGGAGGGGGTACTATGGGTGTGTCTGTCCGCCCTATATACAAATAAAAAAAGAAGAATTTTCCCCTATGGGTGTTGTCCGCCGGGTGTGTGCGTTTTTGTATTGTTTGTTGTCCGCCTTGTCCGCCTCGTCCGCCTTGTCCGCGTCGTCCGTGTCGTCCGCCTCGTATCATATATGGTATGGCGGACAACAGGCGGACAACAGACAGGGGGCTTTGCGAATTTGTTGTCCGCCCTGAAAAGCCCGACATACCAAGGGTTTTCGGGCTTGGCGGACAAGGCGGACAACAGGGTGGTCAAAATCGTGTTCTTGTCCGCCCGTTGTCCGCCTGAAAAGGGTTTAGGCGGACAACAGCCCATTTGGCGGACAACGATTTTTCGCGAGAATTTGTTGTCCGCCTGTTGTCCGCCAAGGGCATTTGTTGTCCGCCTGAAAGAATCTCCATCGGGATGGACGTGTTCTTTCGCAGAGAAATTGGTTTGACGTTTCCCCTTGTGCCGTGGTATAATAGAATCAGGAACGGAGGATACACGCAATGGAGAGCTACGAGAAAATCAAATATGAGCCGCTGGCCGATTCGGTATTTAACTACCTGTTTTCCGATAGAGATATGAATATCTCCATGCAGGAGTTTATCGACGGCGTGCTGACGGATGCAGGCGACCCGCTGATTGGCAAAGTCAAGGCCATTCAAACGCAGTATGATGTGAAGAAGCGTGTGTTCGGCGCGCACGGCGGACGGTTGGACGTTCGGGTAGAGGCCGCCGACGGTTCGCTGTTTGACATTGAGGTACAGGCCTACTTGGAGCCTGCCATGAACGACCGCTCGTGGTTCTACGGTAGCAATCTGATGAGCGAAGAGTTTCTCGAAGGGCAGACCTACAACAAAGTTCCAAAAGTGCGCGTGATTAACCTGCTGGACTTCGTGCTGCGCCGGGATCATCCAGACCTCTTGCAGCCCATCAGCCTGATGTATCGGAAAAGCCCTGCTCCAGCATCGGATGCATTCCGTATCTACAATATCGAGCTTCCGAAGTTCCGTGATACTAACCCGACGCTGGAAAGCGTCAAGAATGACCCTCTGCTTCGCTGGCTGTATCTGCTGGACGAGGGCTATAAAAGCGACCATGAAATGGAGGTGCTCAGTAACATGACCGAAGGAATGAGAGCCTTTGCCAAGCGCTATCAGGTTTCGCTCAATGACCCCGACCTGCGTCGTATGTATGACTACGAGATGAGCGCCAAGCGCGATCAGGCTTCGCGAGAGTATAACGCGGAGATGAAGGGCCGCACGGACGTGATTCGCGGGATGCTTCACAACGGCATTTCCGTCGATGTCATTTACAAGTGCGTCGATGCGCCCCGTGCAGATGTAGACGCTATCATCGCCAAGATTCGAGCGGAGGATTGACGGATTGCACATCACCCTAATCCTGCATTTTTTGAAAAGGTCGCAGGAGAGCGGCGGGAAATTACACCCGTTTTTACACCCGTTTGGCATGTAAAGCGTGATTTGCCCCCTATCAAATACGACAAGGATTCCGCTGAATTGTGCCGTTTTTGATGTGAGATATGCTCAATTAGATATATTGAACTCCGGTTCAAATCCTGTCACCTCGACCATCGCCCGGTTCTTCGTTTTGAAGAACCGGGTTTTCTGTTATCCACAATTCGCCCGAAATATGCCGTTTTCTGTGGATATTTCGGTGCTTTTGCAAGTTAAGCGCTGTCAAATACCCAGATTTAACAAATGAAAAGCGGGTGCAAAATGAATTACACCCGTTTTTACACCCGTTTTGGTTTGCGTTTTTAGGCATCCTGTATATCGTTTCTGAAATGCGCTCTGATTTTTCAGGCTTTTGAATCCTTGCGCGGACGACCTCTTTTGGCATGTTGCACAAATCCAGTTTTCAGCGCTTCCTGCGCTTTCGCCGCATCCGTGTGCCGTGTGTCGACGTGACCGCGTGCAATCTTGCCAACCTGCGGCGGCAATTCCGCAGGTGCGGTCGGCTGCGCGCCGTCCAGAATGCGGTTGAAGGTCGCGTCCATCAGCGTCTTGGCACGCTCCTGTTCGCGGTCTACCACGTGCCCGTACACGCCGAAGGTGTCCATGTCAACGCTGTGCCCGACGAGGTCTTTGAGCATCTGCTCCGGCAGGTCGTTCTTCATCATGCTGATGTAGGTGTGCCGCATCTCGTGGATGGAGCTTTCGATGTCATGCGTCCGGCAGAAGAACTGCCATTGCTTGTATGCGCGATTCGGGTCGCTGCGCTCGCCCCATTCATCGGGGAAAATCCACTTCGTGCGGATGTCCATCGCGTCCAGCATCTGCCGCTGTGCTGCAAGCGTCTGCATGGCCACGCTGGACAGCACCACGTCTCGCTGAGCATTGTCGTTCTTGCCCGTCGTCATCTCGTTGAACTTGTTGACACTCCGGCTGATGCCGATGATGTTGCCGTCGAGGTCAGCCCACTGCAAGCCGTAGACCTCGCCGCGGCGCATCCCGGTCAGTACCGTGAACCTCCACGAGTGAATGTAGAACGCCTCGTATTCCTTGCCGCGCTTCTCAACCGTGCTGTGGGTCATGAGCTTCTCCACCGCATCCGGCTGAAGGATTTTCTTCTTCTTAGGCGGCGGCGCTTGGTTCACGGTCAGGTCGCCCTCTTTTAGAGAATGCGCTTTCCAGCGCATCCTGTCTGCATAAGCCAGAAACGCCATGATGCTGCTGCGCACATTGATGGCCGTCCGTCGGGACAGTCCCTTTTCGATGACCGCGTCGATGCACCCCTGCCATTGCATCGGGCGTATCTTGCTGATCTGCGTCGCCCTGATGTTCGGCAGGATGTACAGCCGCCCGGCGTACTCATGGTTTGTGTAGTTGCCGTGGCCGCTGTGCGTCTCCTGATAATCGAGGAACTGCTGCCATGCGAGGCGGAAGCTCATGTCCTCCTGCCCGGATTCCAGCCATTCATCTGCCTGCGCTTCCGCTTCCCGCTTGCCCTTCCTGCCGGGCGTGCTGCTCTGGAAGGGCTTGCGCACGCCGTCCTTCTGCACCTTTATCAGCCACATCTGCCGGTTCTCCAGCCAGATAGCCTCCGAGCGCCGCTCCGTTCCCGCCATCGTCAGTCATCCTCCGTCTGTGCGGATTCGCCTTCCGGCAGGGTCAGCGGCGGCACCTGCAGCATGGCGCACACCGCCACCTTGATGTTCTCCGGCGCGGCCTGATACGCCTTCACCACGTCTCGCGCCCAGATGTTGATGCGGTTGCGCACCGGGTCTTGCGTGTCGTCCTCGCCGATCAGGTCGGTCGGCTCAATCTGCAGCGCCTGCGCCAGCTTTGCGATTCGGTCGCGGCGCATGTTCGAGATGCCGCCCACCTCCCAGCGGCGCACCGTGGTCTTGTCCACGCCCACAATGTCGCCGACTTGCTCTAACGTCATACCGAGTTCCTTCCTGCGCATCCGAATAAGGTCTGCAATCTTCATTCTTTTACCATCCTTTCTGTGCGATTCCCTGTTCGCGTGTTTGCCTTTATTATACCGTCCAAAAGGCATTTAAGCAACAAATCAGGCGAAATAACCATAAAATTTAGCATATCCGCCACTTTGCCCTTGACAGGCTGGAAATTGTATGCTATAACAGTGGCGTAAACGCAACACGGACAACGAAAGGAGGACGAACGATGAACAAGAACCTGTTACTCTCGAAGATGCTTGAACACGACAAAACGGTAGAAGACATCTGCAAGGCGTGCGAAATCAGCGCGAGCGCGTTCACGCGCAAGGCAAATGGCCATTCTCAATTCAAGCAGCGCGAAATCACCGCCATCACCAAACTGCTTGAGCTGACGCCGGAGGTCGTGATGCATATCTTTTTCGAGTGATTTTTTTACTCCGATAGTGGCGTTTCCGCCACTATGTGATAAACAGAAAGGAGGATGACCCATGCGACCCTATCACGCTTTGCGAGCCGAGCTGTATGGAGACGGGGTTACGCACGCGCAACTGGCACGGCGATTGCGTATCGGAACAACGACGCTGTCGCGGAAGCTGAACGCAAAGAGCCCGTGGACGCTGGATGAGTGCTATCAGGTGCTCGACCTGCTGGGCAAGCCCGTCGACCAGCTATCGGAGGTGTTCCCTCGCGGCGGTCGGAATGAGGAGGATTCGCGATGCAGGCGTTGACGGAATCCCAGCGGCGACTGGTCGAGCAGAACATCGGGCTTGCCGGTTGCGCGGCTGCACGTTTTAGGCGCAGCGGTAAGACCGTCGGACTGGAATTGGACGACCTGTTCTCCATCGCCTGCATGGGGCTGGTCTACGGCGCACAGCGCTACGACCCTGCTGTCAGCCGACCGGGCACCTATCTGTACGACTGCTGCCAATGGATGCTGCTGACTGAGCTGCGCCATCGGCGGCGCAAGTGCCGCGCTGGGACGGTGTACAGTCTGGACAAGCCCGTGGTAATGGGGCACGAGGTTGTCACCTACGGCGACCTGCTGATGGCGGATGCCGACGTGGAAGAGGAAGCCCTCACAAACGTCATCCTGCGACGAATGATGGAACTGTCCACGCCGCGTGAGCGAATTGTCGCTATGATGTACGCCAATGGCGCAACGCAGGCGGAAATCGCCCGGACGCTGGGCATCACGCGGTCGGCAGTATCCGCCACAATGGGCCGCCTGAGAGAAAAAACTATCGCGGTATTTGGCGAACCCGCGAGCTGAAAAGAAAGGAGTTCCCCCATGACATTCGAGATTGCATTTTTGTTGGTGCTGTGCGGCCCGGTCATTCTGGCCGTCCTGATGTGGCTGTGCGGGTGGGCTGCCGACGCTTACGACTACCACGCCATGCGCCGGGCGATGAAGCGGGTGCGGAAGCACGGTGTGTCGCCGATTAAGCCCGGCATGACGGCGATGATGATCCGCTGCGACGCGAGCGAGAGAAGGAGATTCTGATGGTCAAGGCATTTCTGGATGGCGACGAGGTTCGTCTGACCGCCGAGCCGAGCGACATTCCGACCATCAAGCGGCTGCGCAGCGCATCCCGCACGAATCGGATGCCGCCGCTGACGTGGGTGATGCCGCTGACCTTCGATTCGGTGGAGGAGCTGCGCCGGGAGAAAATCCCCTGCAACTCCGAGCTGGCGAAGCGCGCACAGGCGATGCTGGCCGCGCACCGCTTCGTAGATGCGCAGAAGGCGGCGGATAAGGTGGAACCCATTCGTCCGATTCCGATAAAAGAGGGATTCAGCCTCTTTAATCATCAGGTGAAGGCGTTCAACATTGCGCTGGCGCTGTTCGGGTACGACACGCAGGGGGTGAGTAAGGGTGAAGGTTGACGCTGTATGTGATTGGTGCGGCTGCGTATTCCAGAAAAAACAAATAGAAGTTCGCCCGCACAATTTCTGCTGTATCGCTCATTTCCGCGAATGGAACAGCCGACGGCTTTCCAAGTACAACGCCACCGAGAACCCGATGAATGAACCCGGCGGTCAGTCCCTCGAAAATCGTCTGAAACGGCACGAACTTCTGAGAACGCCGGGCGGGAAAACGTACAAGAAGTATCTTGGCCGGCATGAGCATCGGGTGGTCGCAGAAGAAATGCTTGGTCGTAGCTTGCGCCCTGATGAAGTTGTCCACCACATTGATGGCGATAAAACAAACAATTCCCCTTCAAACCTTGCGGTTATGACGCGCAAAGAACACGCTGCGCTTCATGCGAAATTGGCGGGGTTCGGCAGAAAAAGAGGAGGTGATGTCCATGTACATGTCCAATGACGGCGGCTCCTGCGCCTTATTTATGGACATGGGTTTAAGGCACTGGTAAGAGCCTGACCTCGGTCATGATTGCCGGGAGGCTGTTCCTCGACGGGAAGATTCGCCGGATGCTGGTGGTCGCACCGTCGTCGGTCTGCCCGGTCTGGCCGAGCGAATTCCGCAAATTCGGCGCGTTCCCGTCCCGCGTCGCCGTCCTGCAAGGCGACAAGAACAAGCGACTGGCGGCGCTCAGGTACGTCGAAGCACCCGCGATGCCCGGTCAGCGCGACCCGCTGCGGGTGGCGGTCATCAACTACGAGAGCACATGGCGGCTGGAAGACGAGCTGAAGGCTTACGACGCTGACCTCATCGTATGCGACGAGAGCCAGCGCATCAAGAGCCACACGGCGCAGCAGTCGAAGGCCATGCACCGTCTGGGCGCGGGCGCGCGGTATCGCATGATTCTGACGGGCACGCCCATCCAGAACGACACACGCGACCTGTGGTCGCAGTACCGCTTCCTCGCGCCGGAGGTGTTCCCGGCCAGCTACTACGCCTTTGAAAAGCGCTATGCCTTAATGGGCGGCTACGGGCAGCATCAGTACCTCGGCCCGCGCAATCTGGAGGAACTGACCCGCAAAGCGCACGGCATTGCCTACCGCGTGACGAAGGCGGAGTGCCTCGACCTCCCGGAAAAGACCTTCGAGACGCGAGAGATTGCGCTGGAGGACAGCGCCGCGAATCTGTACCAGCGCATCAAAAAGAACGCCGTCGCGGAGCTGGAAGGCGGCGAGAGCGTCACAGCCAGCATCGTGCTAACGCGCCTGCTGCGCCTGCAGCAGATCACCGGCGGCTTCGTCACCGATGACGACGGCACGACCACGAAGGTGTCCTCCGCCAAGCTGGACGCAGTAGCGGACGTCGTGCAGAGCCTGTGCGTGGACGAGGGAAAGAAGTTGGTCATCTTCACCCGCTTCCGGGCGGAAATGGACGGCGTGAGCGAGGCCGTGCAGAAGGTTTTGGGTGGAAAGCTGCAAATGGTGCGCATTGCCGGGGACATCGACATCGCCAAGCGCGGCTCCATCGTCGAGCAGTTTCAGACCGACCCGGACACGCGCGTTTTTGTCGGCCAGATCGACGCCTGCGCGGAAGGCATTACCCTGACCGCCGCCGATACGGTGGTGTACTACTCGCTGACGTTCAACATGGCAAAGTACGCGCAGTCACAAGACCGCATCCACCGCGTCGGCCAGCGCAACGTCTGCACCTACATCCACCTGATCGTGCCGCACACGATTGACGAGAAAATCATCAGCGCGCTCGAAAAGAAGGTTGACCTCGCGAAGGCCATCACGGATAACTGGCGCTGGATGCTGGAGGAGTGAGAACGATGAAGAGGGCCGAAATCATTGCTGCCCTGCTTGAACAAGCACGGGACAAAGACACGCTGGCCAACTACGACCCGAACAGCATCTTCACGTTCGACGCGAATGTGCTGACAGAAGCCGCACTGATGCTGTTCGCCGTGAACGACTGGGTATCCGTGAAAGACGCGCTGCCTCCAAAGGACACGGACGTTCTTGTATGGCTGGGAACGCTGAAAACTATCGCCATAGCGCGGTATGACGGCAACGGCGAATGCCCTGAAGCGGACGAATGTGACATCACGCGCCATGTGACGCACTGGATGCGTCTCCCGAAACCGCCGAAAGGAGACGCGAACAATGTTTAACCCGAAGCCATGCCCACTATGCAGCGGGGCAAAACTGGAAACGTGGCGCACGATTATCCCGTCCACGCCCTTGCGTTATCAAATCGTGTGCGCCACCTGCTACTACTGCGGCCGGGAAGCCCTGACAAAGTGGGGCGCAGTCTGGAAATGGAACCGGGACGAAGGGAGGAATGGCAATGCTTGATAGCCTGCACGCCCCATGCTGCCCGTATTGCGGCGGGGAAATGGCTATTACCATTAAGAGACTGAAGAACATGACTATTTACTGGTATGAGTGTGACAACTGCATGTCGTCCTCTCCGGCCGCGAATACCGAAAAGGGCGCGTACCTTCGGGCTATGCACCGGAAAGAAACGCCCAATTATGTTCTGACGCTGGTGGAAGCCTGTGCAAAGGAGTTTTGCTGGACGGAAGAACGCAGAATAAACGCCATTGAAGTCCGGCGGCTCGCCTTGCGGGATTGGGGCGTCGATTCTGATGGGAAACCCACGAAAGCAATCGACCTTTTCGTGTTCGGCGAAGAATGCCCCAACTCCTACGGGGTGGACGAGTACGGCAAAGAATTTCGGTGCTGGCTGCGCAAGCCTACGTTCGTTGATTTGGCGAGAACGCCGTGGGAGGACGAAGATGAGCGACAACGGAAATAGAGTGATAACCCTTGCAGAGCTTGCGGTAAGCGCAGGAGCGCTCGTGTGGCTGGAAGATAACAACGGAGGCGACGAGCCGTGCGTCTGTGCGCGGAAGGTAACGCGCTGGGAACATGGAAGTCACCGCATGTATTTCGACGGCAGCCGCGCATGGTACTCCGATTACACCTACGGCGAGACGTGGCGGTGCTGGCTGCGGAAGCCGACGCCGGAAGAGATGGCGAATACGCCGTGGGAGGGAAACGATGGCTGACCGAAAAATCGAAGCAATGTATCGCGAATACGGGAAAGATCATGCGCACAGGTGCGCGGATTGTCCGAATCTCTGTGTTTACACGGCAAACAAAACGTGGTACAAGTGCGCGGCATACGGCACGAGCAGTTCGGCGGCGACTGACTGGACGAAAAAGTGGGCAGCTTGCGGGCTGTATGGGAAGCCGCTTGAGGCAGACCATGTGCCGCTCATCAGGCGATTGCCGCGTACAAAACAGCAAGTAAAGCTACTTGTTGGGCAGATGGGATTCTTGGAAGAGGAAAGATGATGACAAAATGTGAAAACAACTGCCACGGTTGCAAGTGGCTTGACCGTGATATGAAGTTAAACATAGATGGCAACGGCTATTGCTGCATGGTTGAGCGTAGCTCTCAAAAAACATGAGCCGCAATGCAAAATACGTAGACCGGACAAAGTACACTGTGAACTGTACGAGACGGGCAACTGGGCAACGCGATTTCAAAAAGGGAGGAATAACAATGCCTGATAACAAGAAAGCTCCGCGCTGTCCGTACTGTGGCGCGGAAATGAACTTGGAGGACAACGAGGACGTGCTGTTCGGACTGTTCACGGACGAGGAGAGAATGTACTGGTATCAATGCAGTACGCCGTCGTGTGGCATCCACAGCCCTGCGAATCATACGAAAGCCGGTGCTTACAAAGCAGCCATGGCACGCTGGCAAGAGCCGAATCATGTGCTGACGCTGGAAGAATTGCAAACGTATATCGGTTACGCTTGGTATGAAGGAGACCATAAGTGGCCTCACAGTAGCTATGACTACCCGGTCTGGGTCGAAGATGGGAAGTATAACTACGAAGGAGATTTGTACGACATACCTGATGATGTGGAAGGACGCTTCTGGCTGCGGAAGCCGACGCCCGTTGATTTGAGGTGAAAAGCTGATGGAAATGGTCACGCTGCCCAGAGCTGTACTGCTTGGGACGATTACCGGGCTATTCGTTGCCGGGCTGGTGTTCGCGAGGGACGAACACCGCTGCGGAACGCTGGCCTTTATTATCGGGGCTGCAATGAACAGCACCCTGTCCATTCTGCTTCTTCTGGGGCTGGAAGCGCTGGGGAACCTCGGAGGTATCTGACGATGAAGAGTAATGAGTGGATTCCCGTCTCCGAGCGTCTGCCGGAGAAAGGCGCGCTGGTCGTGGCGCTGTGCCGCTACGAGTTCGCGCCCGACAAGTATTACACCGCGCAGGAACGGTACGACCCGCGCAGCAATATGTGGCACGATGGCTGTGCGCGCTACTGGGTACAGCTGCCGGAAATCCCGGAGGTGGAACCATGAAGGAGCGGCTTGTGATTTCCGGCACAATCCCGCGCTGGGCGTCGCGGCTTGCGAAGGAGTACCACACTTTTCAGGGGGACAGACACATCAAGGTTCTCCGCGTATGGTATCGCCTGTCGGACCGCTCAAAAACGCCCGACTGGGTGCTGACGCGGTTCGTGAATCAGGCGGGCGTTCCCTACAGCGCGGTGCTCGACGTTTCGCCCGACAGCGAGGGCAAGCTCTACATGACCGAGTTCCTATCCGCCCCTCGCGACCGGGAGGAACGGATGCTGCGTCAGTGGCGCAGGATTGTCGAAGAGGAGGAAGAGGACGCATGAACACGCCGCTGCTTAGCTCCGGGCGCATCCCGCGTGAAATGACTCGCCTTGCGAAGGAGTATTTCGCTTCCCACGGCCAAACCAACGTTAAGGGCGCGCATTACTGGTATCGTCTGTATGACGGCCGGAAAACCCCGCAATGGCTGCTGGTCCATGTGAAAGCCTACGCAGAACGCAGCATAGTGTGCATGGTCTGCTCGGACGGTGACGGCGGTTACTACCTCACCCCGTATGTGTGCGGCCCGCGTGAACTTGAAGGAAAGGTGCTCTCGGAGTGGCGCAGGATTACCGAAGATCGCGAACAGGAGGAATAGCCCATGCAGATCCAGCCGCCCAAACTCCCGCCCATGGCCCCGCGCACCCGTGAGATTTTCCGCGTGGTGTTCGTTTTCCGGCAGAAGTATCAGCACCCGGTGAACACTGTGGAATGGTGGGAAGCCTGCTGCAGGGAAATGACCGCCATCAGCCAGCATTTCGAGAACGACGCATTCTGCAACGACCTGCTCGTTGCCTGCTACACGGACATCGAGCGAGAGCTGAAAGGAGAGCGCATCCCGTGATTTACCATTGCCATGCGCGGTCGCCCACCGCGTGAACCGCCGCCATTCTGTCACCACTTATAAATAGGAAAGGATGAGACACATGTCCGAAATGACACCCATGAGTACCCTGACCGAGCGCATCGGTGCGCTGGCGCAGCTGAAGGAACTGAAAAACGAGATTGCCGAGAACCTGAAGTCCTGCAATGCCCAGATTGAGCAGGCGGAGAAGGAAATCATCGCGTCCATGCTGGACTTGGCGGACGCCGCCGGTCTGGACGACCCGTCCGGCTTCACCGTGGATGTCGCCGGTCGGCGCTATGGAATCAAGGTGAAGCCCTTCTATTCCATCCGCAAGGATCAGCGCGACGAGGCGTTCGCCGCCCTGCGCGCGCTGGGTCTGGGCGACCTGATCGTAGAGAAGGTGGACGACCGCACGCTGACCAAGGCGCTGGAAGAAGCCGCCGACGCGGAGGGCTGCCTGCCGCCGGAGTACAGCATCCTGCCCGTCAGCGTGTACGAGAAGACCACCATCACCGACCGCAAGGTTGCGAAGTGAGAAAGGATGAGGCACATGTTTGCGGATAACAAGGTTCTGTCCTTCGTGGATTCTCTGTTTACCGAGGCGCGCCTGAACGACGAGCTTCCTGCCGTGCGCACCCCGCAGGAGGGCTACGGCATCATGGCCGAGCGCTTCCTGTCCGTCGCATCCAGCACCACCGGCGCGAAGAAGGCCGTCGCCGACGCGCTGGAAGCCATGTCCGAGGGCGAACGCGACACTTTTGTCGGCACCTGCGACCGCGTGTATTCCGCGTCGGTGCAGGTGGCGGACGCCGCGCTCAGGATGGCCGCCGCCATGCAAAACGTCGTGACGCAGCTGTCCATGTACGAAGGGCAGAGCGCCGCCGTCACCCCGCTGGAATCCCTTGCACGCAACGACAACGACGACCCCGATAACGAGGAGGAGTAATCAATGGCTACGAAAATGAATCAGCTGGCGGTCATCGACCACAGCAACCTGCTGCCCATCGTCCCCAGCGCGGAGGACCTCGCCGCCATCCGCGAGGAACTGTCCGACATGGATCGCGTCCCCTATGGGCGCATCAAAATCGCCGCGGGCGGCGTGAACATCTTTCAGGTGTTCGAGCCGGGCGAAGAGGAAGCTGTGCCCGCGCAGACCATCGAGGGTGTGATTATGCTCTCCCACAAGTCCAACGGTCTGTGGAGCAAGCCCTTCGGCAGCGGCGACAGCAAGACGCCGGACTGCTCGTCCGTCGATGGCGTGTACGGCACGGTGACGGAGACCGGCGAGATCGTGGAGTGCGCGAGCTGCCCCTGCAATGCTTTCGGCTCGGCCAAGGGCGGCGAAGGGCGCGGGAAGGCGTGCAAGAACATGCGCCGCCTGTACATCATGCGCCGCGGAGACATCTTCCCGATGGTGCTGACCCTGCCCCCGACCGCGCTGTCCGCCTACGACAGCTATCGCACGAAGGTCATGCTGGGTCGCAAGAAGATGGCCAACGTCATGACGCGCATCAGCTTGAAGAGCGCGTCGAACAAGGACGGCGTGGCATACTCCACCCCGATTTTCGAGGCGGTCGGTGTGCTGGACGGCGTGGAAGCCGAGGCGATGCGTGCCTATTCCGACGCGCTGAACAGCTCCGCTCTGCGCATGGGCGTGACCGCGGACGACGCGCCCGCCGACGTGCAGCAGGGCGCAGCGAAGCCCGCCGCGACCGTGGTGGACGCGGACGCCGCCGCCGAGGTGCAGGCTGCTTTCGTCGAGCAGGACACTTCGCAGGACGATTTCGCGCCGCTTGCGTGACGGTTGGATTTCCGGGCTGGGAATCCGCTGGATAGGAAGGACATGCATTTTCTATCTTGAGGAATCGGGTTTTGTATGGTTACATGACCATAACAAAAGCGCTTGCTCCGCACGGTGCGAACCCTGCGGAGCAAGCTGCACCGGGAGTGATGTACGTTGAGCGTTTTTGAGCAAGTCCGGCAGATTACGGCGCTGGAAGCGGCGGAGCGGCTGGGACTGAAACTGAAAAAGAACGGTTCCAAGCACTGGGCGTGCTGCCCGCTGCACGGCGAGAAAACCGCGTCGCTGTGCATCTACGATGAGGGCACATGGTACTGCTTCGGCTGCCACAAGGGCGGCGACGCGGTACGGCTGTATCAGGAGATGTACGGGCTGGGCGCGAAGGACGCGGCGCTGCGGCTTGCGGAGGATTTCGGCATCCGGGTGGATGACCATTGGACGCCGCCGAAGGAGCGAAAGCCCACAGCCTTCGACCTTGAACGGGCGCTGGAAGCCCGGCGGAGCGCGGAATGGTCGAAGCTGTGCAGCGCCGTTCACCGAGCAAACGCGATTCTGGGAAAGTACGACGCGCACCCGGAGAGCGCATGGGACAGCAAGGAGTTTATTACCGCCCTGCAAGCGCGGACGGCCGCGAACGAGCGCCTTGACTGGCTGTGGTCAGCCACGCTTGCGGACTTGGCGCTGGAATATCGGGAGGAGAAACAATGTGAGAGACGAAGAGCGCCAAGCGCTGGAGGCGCTGATGGCGGAAGACCCGGCGATAGCGGCGCTGGCGGAGAAGGGGCGCAAACTCCCGCCACCGGAAGTCCGTGCGCGTCAGGCGGTGCCCCTGCCGCAGGCGCTGCCAGCGTCCACGCCGCCCCCGCCGGAACCGCCGAAGCTGGAATTTTACTCGGCGGCGAGCCTGTACGGGCGCACCATTGAGCGTCCGCCCATCATCATTAACAACCTGATCCCAGCGGGACTGACGGTGCTGGCGGGCGCACCGAAGCGCGGCAAGAGCTGGATGGCGCTGAAGATGGCGCTGTGCATCGCGTCCGGCGAGCCGTTTCTGGGGATGGCGACGTCGAAAGGCGCGGTGCTGTACCTCGACCTCGAATCCAAAGCCTACCGCGTACAAGACCGCCTGAGCAGGCTCATCGTCGGGCCCGCGCCGGAGAATCTGTACTTCGCGCACAAATCGGAGCGCCTTGACGCGGGACTGATGGAGCAGCTGAAGTCGTGGGCCTCGCAGGTGCAGCATCCATCCATGATAATCATCGACACGCTGGGGCGCGTGAAGAGCGGGTCGCGGAAGGGCGAGAACGCCTACGAGAGCGACACGCGCATCTTCGGCGATCTTCAGGCGTTCGCGATGGAAAACAAGCTGTCCGTGGTCGTGGTTCACCATCTGCGCAAAGACACCGGCAATAACGACGACTACTTCGAGCGCATCAGCGGGTCGATGGGTCTGACCGGCGTGTGCGACGCGGTGATGGCGCTGGCGGGCAAGCGCGGCGAAGAAACGAGCATCCTGAAGACCAGCAGCCGCGACTTTGAAGCGCAGGATTTCGTGGTTCGCTTCAACGGCGGCGCGTGGGAACTGGTATCCTGTGACAGCGCCAGCTATCAGGATGAGCAGGCGTACCGCAATTCCGCCGTCGTGCGCGGGGTTATCGCGGTGGCCGAGAAGCACGGCCAATGGCAGGGGACCGTCGGAGAACTTCAGGCGGAAGCGTGCGAGGTTTCCGAGGTTCCCATCGCCATGATGAGGTCTAACGAATTCGGGAAGGAATTGCAGCGGTTCACCGAGCCGCTTCTCCAAAAGAACAGCGTCCGCATCAGTATGCGGCGCATCGGGAAAAACCGCAGCCGCGTGCTGACGGTTGAAAAGGTCGGGCAGAATCCCCAGACGCTGATGGATTTCACGTCCGTGCCGAACGACGACGTTCCCTTTTAAGGAGGACTAATTAATGAAGAAACCGAGCGAGCAGAACTTTGAGGACGATTTCCGCGCCATGATGCACGAGGAATTCCAGCGCATGGACGCGATGGAGGCTGCCGACCGGCAGCACGATGTGGCGCGGCTGTGCCACGCGGTGCTGGTGCTGATTGATCTGGCTGGTTTCAGACTGTCGGGGCGGCTGCACTTGGTGGACAAGCAAACGGGGGCGCATTTCAAGTGAGCGATGCGTTGAGCATGGAAGGCTGAATCCGCCTATGCGAGGCTGTGCTGGAGCAGGCCGGGCGGGACTACCGCACTTGGTATCGTGCCCTGCTGGAATCGCCGGGGAACAAAACCGCGCAGCAGGAAGTGGACGCGCTGGAACGCTTCATCCACTCCCCGCAGTTCAAGCTGTTCGGGCTGGGTGAACTCGACCCGGAAGCCACAATCCGCGAGCTGCGCAAACGGGCAGAAGCGACCTGCCGCCGCCCGTATGACCCGACAAAGAAGGGCAAGAAAGGAAATAACAGAATGAGCATCATCAATCGTCCCGCTGTGCAGTGCGACATCTGCGGTGCGGTGAAGTTTGCCGAATGGGGCGGGAACGGCATCGGCTGGCTCCTGCCCTCCGGGTGGAGGAACTCCCCCTACAACGAGAATCTCTGCTCCTGCGAGAAGCACCGGGAGCTTGTGGTTCTATGGGATAAGACGCAGGAAACGCCGCCGCAGAGGGGGTGGCATTCGTGAGAGGGCAGCCGCACCGACAGAAAAACAGCGCGCTCTCGAAGGACGAAGCCCGCGACCTCGCCTTTGACAAAGGCTACCGTCTGGGCTTCAAGGAGGCGCAGGCTCACACGATTAAGATGACCTTCGCGGCGGTCTGCTTGGTGCTGAATCGCCGCTACGGGTATGGGCAGAAGCGCTGCTACGACGTGCTGACCGACATCGACAAGGAGATGTCGCCGAACGGCCAGCTGACCGTCCGCGGCGCAATCGACGAGGTTTACGAGAAGATCGGGCTGCGGCTGACGTTCGACGATCCGTTTGACCCGGTAGAGATGGTGGACAAAAAGGAGCAGGACAAATGATGACTGTGATTGTGCTGCTGGCATTGCTGGTCTGCTGCGCGTGCATTTTTGTGAACAAGGAGTGAGCCTATGGCGGGCGTTACGCGAGAACAGCTTCTCGCCGCTGTGTCGTTCTGTGCCGAGGGACACAGGTTTTCCGGGGACTGCACACAGTGTCCCCTGATGCCGTTCAATTCCGACGGGAGGTGCTTCTGCACCTCCTGCATCGGGAATCTCCTGCACGCTATGCGGGAGTACATTCAGAAGGAGGGTAAATCGTGATTGACATCGACATGAGCAAGTACACCCAGCTGTGCGCGCGGGATGCGGTGCAGCTGATGCGGGGGCTTATCCAGAAGCCGCCAACCCACAATGGGCGGACACCGCTTCAGACCTCTGCGCTGGCGATGGGCTTCTGCTCCATGAAGCGCCGCGGGCGCAGCGACGGCGCGAATGAGAAGTATCTGGCGATTCTCAGCTACCTCACCCGCAATCCCACCGCGCTCATCTTCCCGGAGCAGACGGTCACGGATGCGCTGAACACAGCGCTGTCCTGTCTGGAAGCGGATGCAGTGGCGGAGCGTGTCGCCGTAAAAGAATTCAAATTTCCACAGCGCTATTGATGGAGGTGGCGGAGCATGATTCAGCAACGGAAGGTCTGCATCTGTGATATTTGCGGGCACATGGAGGTTGCGCAAGAAACCCCCGGACAATACAACGATGTGTTTTACACCGCCCCGGCGGGCTGGTCGAAGGGCAACGCGCCCTCGTCGGCGGACATTTGCCCGGCGTGCGCGAAGCTGCTTGCGGTGAAGTGCGAAACTGCCCGCATCCCGGCTGTGAGCACAGTCCTTTTCAAGGACACCCCGGCTGTCATTACCGACAGCCTTACTCAATCCTTTGCCCAAAGGCTGCAGGGCAGTTTGGGCGAAAACCTGACTGCCGATTCCGTCACGAAGCGGGAGTGAAGTGCCATGCCGAAGCACATTCCGTACCCCTGTCCGTTCTGCAGCTCGACCGTCACCGTCGAAGCGGTGCTGGAAGGACTGCTGTTCACCTGCCAGAACATCCGCCGCTGCGGGGCGGCGATTAAATTTGAAAACGACCACTACGCCGAGCACCCGGAGGACGCCATTGAGGCGTTCTCCCGGCGCTGCGGCGCGAATAAAGGCGGTGAACCTCATTACCCGTAAGCGCTACATCAAACTTCTGCGCGCTGTGTATACGTACCCTTACCGCGAGAAACACATCCAAATGTTTATTGGCTTCGCCCGCCAGCGGAACAGACCTTATTGGGAGATGCTCGCGCCGGAGCTTCTGCGCGACACATACATCCGCTGCGGCGTGCCGCTGCCGCGCGAACTGCGGCGCATATAAAAAGGAGGAGAATCTCATGACCCGTAAACGCTACACCCGAATCGTGCGCGCCGTCTTTACGGCCCACACGCGCGAGGGCTACATCGAAATGATTACCTCTCTTGCCCAGATGACGCGCACTCCCTACTCGGAGGTGTTCGCGGCGCAGGCGGAGAATCTGCGCGACCTGTACGTCCTTCGCGGCACGCCGCTGCCGCGTGAAATTCGTCGCTGGCAGGAGGCGCGGGCATGATGTACACGATTCATGTGGGCGATGCAGTTCTCGCCGAATTTGATTTGCAAGCATTATATCAGCGGGAAACGACGCCATTGCAGGTCGGGACGCTGTCGCCCTGCCCGACCTGCGGCGTTCAGCCGGACGTTCGCAAGGATGACGGCCGCTGGTACTTGGTCGGCGCGACCCGCGGCTGCCCGGTCTGCGACCGTGTCTGGGCGCTGCCGGATGAGGACGAGATGGCAGACATGCAGGCGCGGGAGACTACGCAGAAACACACTCCCTCTTGATTTGAGGACAACGACAAAAAGGCCGCGCCGCCAGCGTTGATTGCTGACGGCGCGGCTGTTTTGTGTGCTCTTTTATCGAATCGTCACGCCTTGGTGGTAGCGTTCGATGCTTTTCTGCATGGCGGGCATGAGAATCGTTTCCACCTCGTTCTCGAAGCCCAGCGCCCGGTAGGAAGCGACGATGCCGTTGACGTAAGTACTCACCGGCGGGGTGCCCCGCTTGAATTTCATCAGGTAAATCAGCCCCTTGATTTGAAGACCATCCATCATCTCCACCGTGCGAGTGTGCTTCGTGTAGTAGTGCGGCACGCCCTCGTAGCGGTCGAGTTCCCGCTCATCATTCGGCTCAATCGTCCAGACGGCGACGGGGACACGCGCACCTGCTTCTTTGGTGCGCTCCACCGTGGCGTGGAGGTGGAACGCGAGGCGGTAGCCGTTCAGCCAGCCCGTGCCGACGAGCTTCGCATCCGGGCAGCGGAGTGCCATCTGGGATGTGGACATGTTCGAGCCGTAGGCGATGTAGTATTTCGTGTTGTTCATGTTCGTTCCTTCTTTCTCCGGGGCGCGCCCGGCTGTGTTTCCGGGGCGCACACCCGGCTTGATTTGAAAACCATGAGGGGTATCGCTGGCAGTGTCCATCAAAAGTCGTACCCTCGCAGGAGGAAGAAAAGGCATTCTCCCGTCGTAGCGCTGCACACTGCGATGTATTCAGCATCGTAATGCTGCGCCATTTTGATGGCCTGCTTCTTGTCGAAGCAGCCGAGGTCGAAGTAGTCCGGGTTGTCCTTGTCCCGGATGATTCCGTACCATCTCATGTTCGTTCCTTCTTTCTCCGGGCCGCGCCCGGCTGTTCTCCCGGACGGATGCCGGGCTTGATTTGAAAACTATGCGGTGTCCCGCGACGCGCCGTAGCGCATTTCGACTGGTTCCGCCCGCCAATCGCGCTTTGCAGGCCATGCGTCGAACTCGTCTTAGCGGGCTGTAAGCGTATCGATGATGTCCCTCGCCTCGGTGGCGGTTGAGACGACATAGGCGGCATATAGCCACTTATACGGAAACTTGTCAAGGTTTTGGCGGACAAATTCCTCTATGGTCACCCCTGCTTTTTCCGCCGCCGCCGCAATCGCGGCTTGCTTGTCGGGGTCGTCGCGGGTAGCGATAGCATCCGCAACTGTCTTTTCGTGCTGCGCCACAAATTTCGAACGCAGGTCCGTGGCGTATTTGATTTGCTTGTCGCTCACGCCGTGAATAGTCGGAAGGCTCAATGCCGCCGCCGCTTCGCGCTGCTGCTTGCGCTGCTGCTTGCGGTAGCAGTCGGCGCAAAGGAGGGGATGAGCTTCCGCCCATTCCTTTTTGCTGTTCGCGTCCCGGCAGTTGAAGCCGTCAATGCGGCGTTCAATGGTCGCGCCGCAATCAGGGCACTTGTAGGTGGCAATTGCTTTTGCCATGGTCAACACTCCTTTCATCTTGCGGTTTCCCGCGACCGGCTGCCCTGCCGGTTTCGACTGGGTCCGCTCCCAGCTCTCATCAGGCGGGGCAGGCTTCCTCCGTCTCCGTGACGCTTGCGGCGTACTCCCGCGCTTCCTGCTCCGTGCGGCAGTATTTGCCGTGGCCGCAGTGGTAGTAGTTCTGCCCGCCGTCCACGCTCGTCCAGAGCTGCGCGACGTAGTTGATGGTTCCTTCGCGGTCGAGCGGGAAGGCACACTTCGTGATGGTTACCTTGTGCATGGTTTTCACTGGCTCATTCCTCCGTTTCTTGATTTGAAATCGTTTCCCGCATGTAGCGGTATTTTTTCGCGTCCCAGCGGACGCGGCTGACCAGCCGCCCCGCCGAGTAAACCTCCACCGTTTCGCCCGGTTCTTTTCGCCCGTGCGACCAGCCATGCGCGACCGCGTCGCGGCTGGCGTCGGCATAGAACCGTTCGCCGGACGTGCCGCTGATGCGGATGGTGTAGCGTCGTGCCATCGTACCCCTTCTTTCTCCGGGCACAAGGCCCTTCTTGATTTGAGAACCTTATTTTCGGCTCCCGCGACCGGCTCTGCCGGTTTCGGCCTGTGCCAGAGGTCATCGTCAGGCGGGTTATCCTACGACCTGCCGCCGCACCGTTGCGCTGCCGTGCCGCCATGCGGCGTTGCCGGGCATGTGCTTGAGCAGATGGAGGCGCGCCGTCTTGAATTCGTCGCCGTTCATCCCCAGCCGCAGCAGCCAGCAGCGGAAGGTGTAGGCGGGGTTGTCCGTCTCCGTGCGCGTCGGGCTTGCGCTCCGAGCCGTCAGCGCCGCGTGGCTGATGGCCATGCACAGCTGGATGTAGCTCTTGATTTCCCCTGCGTGCAGCGTGCTGTTGAAGGCGCGGAATTCAATTGTCCCCTTCTGGAAGACGCTGTGCAGATTTAGGAGGTGGTACCGACTGCTGTCGTAGTGCGCGTTCGCGTGGGGCTGCCAGCGCTCGTCTCCGTACCAAATTTGCGCGAAGGCATCCAGCGTTTGAGGTTTCACGCGGTTTACTCGGTTCAGGAACCCCTGTTCGACCGGCTTGCACCAGCGTTCGCGCCGCGCCTCCGAAATGCCCAGCGCCATCGTCAGCAAATCCTCTTTCGAGTTGACGATGTTCGCCAGATTTCGCAGCGTTCGTGCGTTGTGCTGCCCCAGCCCGATGGACATCGAGCGCATCGGTCTGGACGCCATCCTCGTGCGGACGGACATCCCCGCCCCGCCGCCCTCCCACGGGGGACT